GCCTACAACCAGACGCGTGCCGCGGTCGACGCCTCGCTCGACGAAGTGTCGGCCGCCGAAGCGTGGAGCATGGTGCAGGGCTTTGTGCCGCCCGACATGCGCGAGCAGATCACCAATGACCCGACGAAGGCGCAGCGCCTGATTCAGGGCTCGCTCGACGCCAAGATCGAGATGTTCCAGAAGGCGCACGACCGCTCGGTGAAGGCGGGTGACACGCAGCGCGCCGAGATCCTGCACTCGCTGATGATGCCGTATGTCGAGACGCGCAAGAAGATCGACGACATCTTCGAGAAATCGGAACTGATGAAGTCGGCCGGTTACCTGCCGCTGATGCGCTTCGGCAAATACACCGTGTACGCGCACAAGATCGATCCGGAGACGGGGCTGTCCGCGCGCGACGATGAAACCGGCCAGCCGCTGGTGCACTACTTCGGCATGTTCCCGACCGAAGCCGAGGCGAAGCACGAGCACGAGAAGCAGCTCGCGCTCTACAAGGACGATCCGGACGTCAAGGTCAGTCGCGGCGTAAAGTCGGAAAAATCGCACCAGCTATACGAAGGCCTGTCGCCCGAAACGTTGTCGCTTTTTGCCGACAAGGTGGGCGCCGACGACGCGATGAAGACCGTCATCCAGTTGGCTCTGTCCGAGCGCTCGGCACTCAAGCGCCGGCTGGGTCGCCGCGCGATCACGGGTTTCTCCGAAGACCTGCCGCGGGTGCTGTCGAACTTCCTGACGTCGAACGGCCGTTTCGCCGCGCAACGCTTTTACATGCGCGACGTGAACCGGGCGATTCAGGAAATCCCGAAAGAGAAAGGCGACGTGATGGACGAGGCGATCAAGCTGAAGCAGTTCGTCCTGAACGGCGACGACCCCGGCTCGCGCACGATGGCGGGCATGTTCCTGTGGACGATGGCGGGCTCACCGGTGTCGGCCGCCGTGGTGGCGAGCGAGCCGTTCCAGAAGATTTTCCCGTACCTGTCGCAGTTCGGCGTCGGCCAGGCGACCAGGGCGCTCGGCAAGGCGCTCGCCTATGTCGGCGGCCGCAAGCAGATCACCGATCCGGAACTGCGCGCCGCGATGCAGCGTGCCGCGCGCGAAGGCATCATCAAGCCGCAGGAGATTTTCCACCTGTACGACATGGGCATGCAGAACATGTCGACGTGGCTCTCGTCGCAGCTCGCAGCGCACAGCGGGCCCGGCGCCGCGATCACGAAGAACGTTGCCGACGGCATCCGCGCGCGCGCGACCGCCCTCTCGACGATGCTCGGCATGATGCACTCGGCCGCCGAGACGTTCGGCCGCAAGATGGCGTTCCACTCCGCGTGGGAAGTGGCCAAGGCGCGCGGCGAGAAAGACCCGTACGCATGGACGGTTCGGGCGATCGACGAAGCGGGTAGCCAGTTCGGCAAGATCAACCGCGCGAACATCGAGCGCACGTACGCCGGCCGGATGATGCTCGCGTACAAGTCGTTCACGCTCGGCTGGCTCGGCCTGCTTTTCCGCATGGCGCGCAAGGGCGGCGTCGAGGGTGCGCGCGGCGTGGCCGTGATGCTGCTCACGCAGATGGCGATGGGCGGCCTCGCCGGCCTGCCGTTCATGCAGAACATCGACGACCTGGTCGACACGATCGGTAATGCGATGGGGCACAACACCGACTTCGCGCGCGTGAAGCGGCACTGGGCCGAGAAGTCGTTCGGCAAGATGTTCGGCGACACGCTGATGCATGGCCTCGCGCGGCACCTGCCGGTCGATCTGTCCGAGCACTTCGGCATGGGCGACATCATCCCCGGCACCGACCTGCTCAAGGCCGAGAACGCCAAGGACAAGGCGCGCAACGTGCTGAACGTGCTCGGGCCGCAGACGCAGTTCATCACGCGGATCATGGACGCATACGACGCGGCGGCGGCCGGCAACTACGTGAAGGCCGGCGCGGCGATGGCGCCGAACTTCATCAAGCGGCCGGTGCAGGGCGCGCAGATGCTCGCGAGCGGACAGTCTACCGACACGCAGGGCCGAAAGATTGCGGACGCAAGCACGTTCGACGCAATCGCCAAGATGGCCGGCGGTGCGACGGCGCACACCAACGAGCAGACGGAAATGCGCAACGAGGTGCGGCAGGCCGTCGCCACCGTGCAGGACAAGCAGTCGCAGATCATCAACATGTGGGCGCGCGGGATCGCACAGGGTGACGCTGACACGATTCAGAAGGCGCAGACGACGCTGCAGCAGTGGAACGACAATAACCCCGACTCGCGCATCGTAGTCACGCCCCAGGCGCTCACGGCGCAGGTCAAGCAGATGCGTCTCGACGCCAATACGCGCGCGATCATGTCCGCGCCGAAGGGCGTCAAGGCCGATGCCGTGGGCACGCTTCGGGAGCCGGCAGAAAACGGCGAGTGAGCGCCTACCCCCGTGTGATAGATTCTTCGGAAAACATCACACGGGGATAACCATGCTGAAAAATAAAAGACTGATTCAGGCTCTCGCGCTGCTCGCCATGCTGCTGACGTGCGCGTGGGTCTTCCGTTACGAGCCGATGGGGGCGCAGGGGCTGGGATACGGAACGGTATGGGACCGGTGGACGCACAGGACGTGCGTCGTATGGGCGGGTGGCAACTTCAACTGTTTCAGGACGCCGTCCTAACGCCCCGCCAGAATCGCCGCGTGCGACGACTCGACGCTCGCCACCTGGCGGGCAAGCGAGCGGTGCACGGTCAGGTGCACATTCAGCGTGTTCTTGAGCCGGTCACGCTCGGCGATGAACGGCTCGACATCATGCCCGTCGGCTTCGAGCATGGCGAAAAGCGCATCCAGTGCGGACGTAGCCGTTAGCGGGTCGCATTCAACCGGCGTGCTCGCGGCAATCTCACGCGCGCGTGCGCCATAGTCCTGTTCGCCGCCCTTCACGATCACCACAACCTTGTTGTTCTGAGACATGTTTTTTCCGTATTTGGTATTTTTTACTGCCGGTCCAGTTGCTGCGGGTGACTCTCTACATCCGCATCAAGAATAAAGTATTACTTAACTTTTCTCAAGTGTCAGGCATTGTAACTACATGTAACCCAGTATGGTGCAATTGCTAAAAAATAAATTTCAATTTTGCGATTACCGTTTCTAATCAAATGGTTATAGTTTCTATACGGACCCGTCCCCGTTATTATTCTGTAATGTTCATACAAATACAACTGGATGCATAAGCGCGAAATTGAGTGTCAGTTGTTCATACTTTAAGCGGCAAAAGTTGCCTACGCGGCCAGCTTGTCTACCGGTTTGTGGGACTCATTGAGTCGGAAAACCTCGTCAATTGCGGCGCGAAGCTCGTTGCATGAAACGGATTCCATCTGTGAATCGTGGATATCCAGACTGAGTGCAACCTGTTGCAACCCCTCACCGTCAAGCGCCCATCGACCGGTTCGCTGGCCACGTTCGCGCACACGGTTCAGCGCGCCGATCGCCGCCTCAATGTCTTTCGAGAACTCGGCGCCAATACCCATTTCGCAGAATCGGCCAGCGATGTTGATGGCGGCCGCAAGGGTGTGAAAGTGCTCTTCGCCGCCGTGCTGGCGCATGAGTTGGAATGCCATGCGGTACGCAATGCCGAGGTCTGTGAGCGCTTCGTCGGACAGGTTCATCATGCCGGCGCGTTCTTCTGCGGCACGGTGCGCTGCGAGTTGGCGGGCGGTCTCTTTGCGGATCAGCGCCCGGTCGAGTCCGCGGTTGAGGCGGTTGGGGTCGTACTTGCGGCGGGGAGGTTTTGATTTGCTCATGGCCATTTACTCAGGAATTTGTTTATGCGCTTGCCGATCCAATGCATCACTGGCACGGCCATACTGTTGCCGAGGGACTTGTAGCGGGGGCCGTCGGCAGCAGGCTTGCCACGCATAGGCACGAGCGTGTAGTCGTCAGGAAAGCCCTGCAGACGCTCGCACTCGCGCGGCGTGAGACGGCGCACGGCCATGCCTGCGACGGCGTGCATGCGACTGACTTTCGCCATCGTTGGGGCAGGAGCTGCGCTGTCGACACTTGCGCGGTTGTACGGGCTCGTGATCTGCTGCATGTCGAACGCCGCCACAATCGGCTGGCCGCGCCCCGTGCCGTCCTCGCTCGCATCAAACCCCTCGGCCTTGAGCGTGTGCGTGATCTCGCCGGTGACGCAGACAGCCTGCGTCCCTCCATCGGTATCGAGCGGGCCGTTTTTGCCCCTCCATGAATCGGGATCTTGGCGCGCGTTGAAAGCGATCGGCTCCGTGATCAGCGTCTCCGTCTCGAAGTCCTGCCTGCCCATTCCGCCAGCGTTCAGGCAGTGGGACACGTCTCCGGTGCTGGCGACTGGCTGCAGGTATCCGCTGCATGCTTCGTCGGTTCCGGGGAAGCCACCTGCGCCAGTGCGAGATGCAAGGGTTCCGGCAGTGTTTTGCCCCTGTTGGCGGCTCGGCGCAGAATCCCGGCGCACGCCATCGAACTCAAAAAGTACGTTGACGGGATTGAAGTCTTTTCTAGCACTTGCGACAACGAACACACGGCGGCGTCGTTGGGCCACTCCTGCGTATTGGGCGTCGAGGATGCGCCACGCGACTGTACGCGTGGGTCCAAACACACAACCAGCGTTCGCCCATTTACCCCCTGGCGGCTGAAGCGCGACATCTTCTCCGGCAAGTCCCGCAAGAAGGCAGCCGAACGCGTTAGTTTTATCGGAGAGGACTCCGGGTACGTTTTCCCAGACGGCGACGGCGGGACGCTTTCCGCCGCGCCCGCGAACATAGTCAATTGCATCAAAAAGTCTCACATAGGAAAGGGTGAGCTGCCCGCGCGCATCGTCCAGACCTTCGCGCAAACCGGCAACGCTGAATGCCTGACATGGCGTGCCACCGACCAGCACGTCAGGGGCGGAAACCTCGCCGACCAACACTGCCCGCGCGATCTTTGTCATATCGCCGAGGTTCGGCACGTCCGGATAGTGGTGCTTGAGCACCGCGCACGGGAACGGCTCAATTTCTGCGAGCCACGCCGCGCGCCAGCCAAGCGGGTGCCACGCCACACTTGCGGCTTCGATTCCACTACACACTGACCCGTATGTAATCGTCATGCCACCCCCTGCATGCCGAGATAGGTCAGCGCGCGAGAGCGCCACGGCAGGTCGTCCCACCCACCTAGTCGGATATTGCATCGATGGCATAGAAGCCCCCGCACGACTCCGGTGTTATGACAGTGGTCGACGTGATAGCGATGAACGATCGAAGCCGGGCATAGTGCGCACCTTCCGCCCTGCTTCGCCACGAGATCATTCAATTGCTCGATAGTGACGCCGTAGCGGGTTTTCATCACCCAGCGTCTTTTTTGCTCGGGCGTATAGTTGCGCATACGGTTTGCGCGCTGTACGTTGTTCGCGCAACCTCTGCACCAAGAGTGCCGACGGAATCGCGCAGATGCTTGGTGATGGAAGTCTTCGAGATACTTGAAGTGTGAGCAGACCGGACACTGCCTATGCATGCGCGGGCCAATAAACTCGATCATCACGCCACCGCCTGCTGTTGGAATTCTTCAAAAGACGCACCGGTAATGCGCCAGTACTTGCCATCGGGCACGACCGTGATCGAACTCGCCTTCGGAATGCGGCCCTCTTCGACCATCACCAGCGCCTCGTCGACCGTCTCCGGACAGACCAGTCCACGCTCCCAGAACCAGCGCACCGCGTGCTTGCGCACGCTCGATCGCGTGTCTTCGATTGGCACCCACTCGTTGTAGACCTGCAGGCCCACCGAGTAGATGACGCGCATCGTCTTGGGCTTGCCGAACTTCTCGTGCGTGACGTACTGGATGGAATCGACCGGATAGACGCGCGGCGGCTCGATGGCGGCGACCAGCACACCAGCGCCAGCCGTATCGCCGTGGGCAGGCTTGGCCGGGAACTCGTACTCGCACGCCGGGCATGTCATGACTGATGCGTGAACGAGCTCGTGACACTCCGGGCATTCCTTGACCGGCGCGACGCTGATTGCATCTTCGCCCTTCGCGCGCTTGCTCTTCACGCGGATCATGTCAAGTGGCCCGAACCGATCGTCGTTGCCTGCGAAACACAGGACCAGGGTGTCTGGCTTCGGGCCCGCTGCGATCGCTGCGAGCCGCCCTTCCCTCGTGTCCATGTCGTAGCCGCTCGCGTAGACATTGCGAAAGCCGCGGCCGCGCTTCTGGATGTGAAGCCCGACACTCATGGTCGACTGGTAATCGACGATGCAGTCGATACCTGGATAGTCGTAGCCGATCGTGAGCAGCATCGCGTTCAGCAGAAAGCGGAATTTCTTCTTCTCGAACGCTTCGAGAATGGTGTCGATCTGCTGCTCGGTCATGCCACCGTGCACTACGTCTGCCGTCCAGCCGCGTGCGCGCATCGCGTCGGCGACGTGGTAGCAATGCTCAACGCCCGCACCAAAGCACAGCACGCTCTTGCGGTTGTATGCGTACTGCTCGATCTCGTCGAGCGATCCTTCGATCAAATCCGGCTTGTCGAATGCGGCCTGCAGGTCATCGGGCCGGTATTCCTTGCCGCGGATGCGGACCTGAGACAGGTCGGCCTTCGTCACGCCATTCTTCGAGCGCAGTGGGCAGAGATAGCCTTCCTTGATAGCGTCGCCCAAGCCGTACTCATACGCGATGTCGGTGAATATCCGGTTCTCGCCTTCAATCAGCAGGCCGGTGTCCAACCTGAAAGGTGTGGCCGTAAACCCTATTACCTTCAGATACGGGTTGTGCTTGCGCAGCGCGTCGAGGAACTTCCGATACATCGTCGTGCCTTTCATCGACACGAGCTGGCACTCGTCGATCAGCACGAGATCGGTGTTGCCGAACTTGGCCGGGTACTTGTGAATCGACTGGATGCCCGCGACGGTGATCTGCTCGTGGTCTTTCCTGCCGAAACCAGCCGACCATATGCCAATCGGGGCCATCGGCCAGTGTGCGATGATCGCGCGTGAGTCCTGCTGAATAAGCTTGCGCGAGTGCGTCAGCAGGAGAATGTTCGTGCCCGGATAAAGGTCGCACGCACGCTTGACGAACTCGGCCATCGTCAGCGACTTCCCCGTCCCCGTCGGCAGCACCACGAGCGGATTGCCGGTGTGGTTCTCGAAATAGGTGAAGAGCGCGTCGACCGCTTCGTTTTGATAGGGCCGCAGTTTCACGCCACAACCCTCCCATCAAACATCGTGCGCAGCTTCTCCACGTCCGGATTGCCGATCATGCGGTCGTCGGCGGCCGCGGCCAGTTCCGTGCTGTGGTAGAGCGACGGCTGCTCGTACTCGGTGAAGATGTCCGCCGGCGGCATCGCGGTCGCGCTCGCGACGACGAAGTGCCGGCCGTTGTCGTGGCGCCTGAACAGCATCCAGCCGGATTCGCCCGCGTCGATGCACTCGGCGAAGTTCACGAAGAACAGCATGTAAAGATGGTCCTCGCACCCGGTGCGCTGCGTCTCAAGCGGCACGTTCTCGCGCGGGTTCGACGGATGGCAGCAGGACCAGCGCGCGTCACCGTCACGCTCGGGCGTCGCGTAGGCGCACGTGCGGCACGACAGCGCCGGCACGCGGTTGCCGTGGCAGGCTTTCGCCGATACGCATGCCCGGCACGAGTCTTCAGTCGGGTCTTCGTACAGGCGCGCGGGCGGCTCGGCGGCGAAGATGACGCTCTCGGCGCGGCCGCGCAGACGCTCGAAATAGACCGGGTCGAACGGCACGCGCTCGGCGTACACGTCACCGTCAACGATGTTTTCTGCGAGGTACAGCGCGCGCGTCATACCGGACCAGCCCATGAGCAACTGCAGCTTGTCCCACGCGGCGTAGCACACCGCCGACACGCCCTTCTCTTTCAGCCGCGCGAATGTGTCGGGGGCGAGCGTCTCGAACTCCGTCACGTGCCACTGATCGCCGCCGCTCGGCACCTGGTGCGTACAGGCATCCATGACGCCCTGCATGTGGCCCGCGTGATCCTTGAAGATGAAGCGCTCGCGCGTCTCCGGATCGCGGTCGTACACGTCGACACCGACCTCGCGCAGCTCGAACATGAAGCGGGCTTCGGCACGCTGGTCCGCGTCAGCGCGGCGCGCGGCGCGTCCGTCGACGGGCGGCGTTGCGCAGAAGCGGAACTGATACCACAGCGCGCGATCGCATTCGGCGCCGGCGGTGGCCGCCTCGAGGAAGTACGGCGCGCCGATCTCGCGCCGCTCGTAGAACTGGATGACGCTCGCGGCCACCGGGCCGGCGTTGAACTGTTCGAGGTCAGCCATTACTTTTGGCTCCGGGTGCGCGCATGTATGCCTGCAGCAGCTCCGCGGCCTGTGCTTCGACGGACGCGGAGATAGGCGGATCAGTGAGCCCCTTGTTATGCTCGAACGCGCACATCGTTTCCTCTGCGTCCTGGCGGATTGCTGCGAACGTGGTTTCGAGGAAAGCGTGCTGCGCGGCCCGGTTGCCTGAACTCGTGCTCAACACTGCGATGCCGTGGCCGAGCGCCTGAATTGCGTCGAGGATCGACGGCTTGCTCGTCGGCTCAACAGAGGCGAGCATTTTCACGACTGCGATTTGCTGTTGGTTCATGTCGTTTGGTCCTTTGTGGCGTATCCAGATGCGCCTGCGGCGGGCAGGCGCATGCAGCTACGTCAGACTGCGGCGTGCAGGATGGTCGTTTCGGTACCGGCTTCGATCTCGGCCCAGACACCCTTGACGGCATCCTCGACAATCTTGTGCGGGCGCGTCAGGTCATACCAGAGCGCGAGCTTGCCCTCATTGATGCGATAGCGAAGCCGCGCCTCGACGGCGTACTTCTCGCCGCCTTCGAAGACCGACAGGCCGAGGCCGAACGTCTCTGGAACCTTGAACTGTCCTTTGCCGGCCGTGCCTTCGATCTGCTCTTCATACGTGAACTGGTTCTGACCGTCGGACAGGCGTATGCCTGACGCGAAGTTGACCTTCTTCTTCGCTTCCAGCGTGCGCGAGACTTCGAGAAGTAGCGCGCCGTCGACGATGTCGGGCAGGTTGTCCTCGATGAACTGCGCAAAGTCGACCTGATTCATCGGCTTCTTGTTCGCGCCGATCCACGTACGCCACTCGGTCGTGTGCGGACAGGTGTACGTCACCGTGTGATCACCCCAACCGGGGCCGTTCGCCGCGCTGTCATCGTTGAGCACGCCAACGAACTTAGCCGGCTCGATCGTGCCGTACAGCTTCGCGGCCGGTCCCTTGAACTCGTTGAAGAGTGCGATGAACGACTTCACATCCTTCAGTTCGGTCCTGCCTGTGATGCGCGTCGGCGCGGCCAATTGCTTCTCGAAGTTCAGCAACTGATAGCCAGCCGGCACGACAAGATTAGGCGACTGGCCGATGGTGACGACCTGCCCTGCGTGGTTCGCGGCCAGTGCCGCTTCGATTTCGGTGTGATCAGCCATTGACGGTCTTCAGGTTGTCCTTCGATTGATCGGCCGCCACTTCACGCAGGCCCGTCAGTTCGGGCTGGCGCGGGTTGTTGCGGACCAGGTTGTTTTCGACGGTCGCGAAGAAGATCGACGAACCCTTCGGCAGTTCGGGCTTCTTCAACTTCACTTCGTCGAACACTTCGATTGCACCGCCGGCGCTCGGCTTGAACTTGATCGTCAGCGTGAGCTGCCCGGCTTTCTGCGTGTCGCCGACCGCCTTTACGAGCTCGTTCAGCTTCTCCGTCAGTTCCTCGTGCAACTCGCCGTAGCGAGCGTCACGAAGAACGTCGGTGAATGGACGTGATGCCATGCACTTCTCCTTTGGGATTGGGCCCGCTCACGCGGGCCGGGATGATTACCGCTTCCAGGGTTGAGCCGCGGCGCCAGCAGGTTTCGAGTTGGCCGGCGGCGAATACGAGTTCGCGGTGTCGCGTGCAGCATCGCGGGCCGACGAGAACGCGCGCGGCTCGCTGCGTTGCTGGTTGCCCTCGCCGATTGCTTCGTACTTCTTGATGACGTTGCTCTCGCGCTGGCGGTCGTCCATTTCCGTGTCCACGTGCAGCAGGACCGGCAGGTTGTGCAGTTCGGTCGAATCGTTCGGGCGCGGCACGCCGACGGCGCGGCAGAATGCGCCGAGTTCGCGCTGGCCGATGTCCTGCGCAGTCGGGTTCGGGTTACGCATGTTCATGCGCGCCCACAGCTTGCGGCCCTTGCCTGCCCCGTCCAGCACTTCGAACGTGAACTGCAGGTACTCGCCGTCGCCGCGCTTGGTCGGTTTCATTTCCGACTCGGTGGCGATACAGGGATAGACGCCCTTGGGCAGCGCGTCGAATGACTGTTGTTCCGGAACTTCGTTTGCGTCAAAACCAGACAGGTTTGCCATGATGAAAATCGGTCCTTTGAAATTGAAAAGTTATTCAGCAGCGCCAGCGGTGCGTGCCGATTTAGCGAGAGCGTCTGCGAAGGCGTCCCACTTCAGCGGCATCGAGTGCGGCAGGGAGTAGCGGTTTTTGGCGAAATACGCGGGGGTTTCCGACGTGTAGATCAGGCGCTCGCCGGTGGTAATGCCGCGGGCGACCTTCTTGTCGAAGCCGACTTCTTCCTTCTTCACGAGCGTCTTGTAATTCGTGAAGAGCGTCGCGTCGGACCATTCCTGAACGAGTGCCGACGACTGCTTCGCGAGCTTCGGCTGATAACGGTCGTACGGTTCCGTTTCCGGCGAGTCGAAGCGCTTGATCTCGGTGTGGGCGATCAGAATGACGGCCATGCCCTTTTCGTTGCGCAGCGCGTTGAAGCCGTCGAGCAGGTTGCGCCACTTGTCGGCCAGGATCACCGCGCCCTTGCCATAGGCCAACTCTTTCGAGTCGTAGTCACGGTCCATTTCCGACAGCAGCATGTTTTCGAGCCAGTCGGCGGAATCGAGCACGGCCGTCTTGTATTCGTGTTCCTCGTTGTAGAGCGAGCCGATCGCCTCAATCACGTCGCCGCTCGAACGGCACAGCGGAAACTTGGCGCAGGCGTGCTCGTCCGAGCCGTCTTCGGTCGGGATGATGATCGCGTCCGGTGCTTCCGCGCCGAACGTGGTCTTGCCGATACCGTGCACGCCGTAGAGCACGATGCGCGGCGGCCGAAGTGTCGGGCCGCGCTTGATGCTTGCGAGATTGAACGCCACTTAATCACCCCTCCGTCAAAATGCGGGAAGCCGCCGGCATCGAGCCGGTTGTGTCTTCCAGCAGCGTTGCGTCTTTAGAAACACCGACCACAGCGGCCAGCAGTTGCTCAACCACCTGATATGAAGTTGAGTTTTGCTTAACTTCGGAGCCGTAAAAAACGGCCGCGGTAAGGCCTGCCTCGCTCTCGGCGATGACAATGCAGGCCTCATTCGGCTGAATCTGCGGGTCTTTGATTTCCTGCTGTTCCATCACACTGCCCTCGCGTTGATGATCCGTTGCGCAATGCCGCTGCGCTTGATCCGTTGGTAGCCATTGCGCTCGTCGTTCTTCGACAGTGTGACGGCGCCCTGGCGGAATGCGACACCAATCGGCTTATGGTGTTTGGCCGCGAACGTCTGCGTGTGGTGCTTGCCGTCTTCAGTCATGTACGTGCGGTTCGCACGAGACTGAACGCCCAGCAGCTTGCGCAGCTTCTTGGCTTTCTTCTGGTTGATCATGATGGGGGCTGGTCTCAGTACTTCTTGCCGTTAGCGGATTGGCGATGCGCGATGGTGTGATCTTCGCGAATGCTGTTGAATGCGAGCTTTTCCGTGAGCGCGCCGGCTAGGTCGACGCCCTTGCCGCCAGCCAGATCGCAGATGCGCACGATTGCATCGGCAAGTTCCACGTCGAACATCTTGCGGCCCGGCAACTTGTCGTCGTCAAGGTTCTTGCGATGGCCTTCCATTGCTTCGCTGACTTCGCTGTGCACGAGGCAAAGCAACTCGCCAACGTTGCGGTCCTTGTATTCGCCGGTCTCGATGTTCGTCCACCAGCCACCCTTGAGCGCGAGGCCGTGGCAGGCTTTGACCAGCGTGTCGACTGCTTCATAGACGTCGTAGAAGGAAATGCCCGAGCCGGGGACATTGAGAGCGGGGACGGATTCAGGGATTGCTACGCGGTGCATGCTTTATTGCTCCTGCAGGAATAAAAAGTAGGACGCGGACCGCTGCGCCCTAAACGGGGACGTATGCGTATTGACGGGAGATAGACGGAGGAACCCAGGCGGCACTAATCGGCACGCGTGGGGTAAGGCGGGCACGCTGCTCGGCCCACGCACGACGGTTGCGCGGCGAAAGCGCTCGCAGATAGGAGCGGTGCGACATGCGGACGACTGCGCGGGTACTTTGCATCGTTCATTCCTTCGTTCAGTTGATACTCAATGTTACTCAATAAAACTGATGTATTCAAGTTTTACTCAACCATTTTGCGAAAAAAAAGCCCAGGCAAAACCCGAGCTTCAAGTCTTACTGCATTACTGTGCGACGGACAGTCTCGACCAGCTTCGCGATGATGCGCGCGCCGTCCTCAAGTCGATGCGTCGGGAACCGGATGTCATCGGCCACCAGCAGGTTGTCGCCACCCTCTTTCACGTAGCGGCGCAGCACTGGTTCGGATGCCTTGCCAATAGCTACGAGCACGACGGAGCCGGGTTCGGGATTGTGGGCCTTGCTGATCACGGCATAGTCGCCTGGCAGTACGACATTGGCCAGTGAGTCACTGGTCACGATGATCGCCGCGGCAGTCCCTTCCGGGTAAGCAATGCTGGTCTGCACAGCATCGAGCGCGACGTCCCAATGCCACCGGCTCAGGGATGCAGCCGTCACAACCGGCACGGTGCTGACATGATGCTCGCCAGTTTTGACCGGGATGCCCTTGCGTGGTGCCTGATCGATACCCAGCAGCCAGTCGACGCTGACCGAGAACCACTTCGAGATTTCAATGAGTAATGCCGGCTTGGGGAACGCGTTGCCCTGCTCCCAGAGATTGACTGCACTGAAAGAGACGCCCAGACGGTTTGCGACGTCACGTTGCGTGACGGCTGGAAACATTGCTTCGCGCGCGGAGCGAAGGCGGGTGGAAAACCTGTCTAATAGGAGATCGCGCTCTTTTGTTGCATTCATAGCGGGTTCCATTGCTTCATTCGTTCGTTCGATTGTTTTTGTAAGACGAGGTGCAGCGTGGCGTCCCTCGTTCGCCATGGCGAGAGTATAGACAACAAATTCAAACAAAACTGTATTTTTTGTAGTCGGTAAAGTTGAGTTTTGCTAAACTTTTGTGTGTTACCACACTTTGGTAGAGGAACACTCAATGCCCAAACCCCAAAAGATGCCAATCGGATACTCCGTTCGCGGTGTAGTCGTGAAGGCTGGCGGTCCCGAGACGGTCGCGGCCGCACTCGGCCTCACGCACCAGTCGGTGCGCAACTGGAAGACCATCCCGGCCAAGCATGCCGAGGCGGTCGCTCAGATGGCGAAACTACCTCTCTCCGTCGTGCGGCCCGAGCTGGTGGCCGCCGCAACCGTACCCATCCACATTCAACGAGCGAAATAACCCATGAGAACAAACCTCGACATATTTTCGGACGAACGCGCCGGCGGCCCGGCCTTCCCTTGCGGCGAGATCCGCACGCACGACACGGGCGACATCGTCCACAGCGCGGACCAGGGCGTGAGCAAGCGCGACTGGCTGGCCGTACGGATGGAATCGCGGGTAAGCGTGCGCAACGCCGAGGCGCTGATGGGCGAGCGCGCGCCGGTGGTGGATGCGGACCCGATTGCGCATATGCAGTGGTGGGCGATGGCGGAAGCGAAGTATCGCTATCTGAAGGCCGACGCGATGATGGAGGCGCGCAAGTGAGATACACGCAGATGTTGGTCGAGCTTGAGAAAAATCTGCACGCCATGCCGTCGAGCCCGAGCCGGTCTGTTGTCGAGGCGCTGATTGGTGCCATGAACGCCGGGCAAGTGACACTGCTGTCTGCGGGGCAGCGCTTCATGGTGCAGCGCGCATTCCTTCTGCACTGCCCTTCGTCCACGTAACACATATGATCCTTCATATGATGCTTCATATGAGTGATCATTCATATCCACATGTCATCGATGGTTCATGTGCACATGCATTTGAATGAATGAATACTCAAGTATGTGAATGTTTTCTCATATACATGAACCCATGAATCATGGTAGATATACGTCTATAGTTGAATGAATGATCGACCGACCGACGGAGTGAGCATGGGGATCTATCTTTTTGGACAGGAGAAGGGTGGTGTCGGCAAGACATCGCTGGCGGCCAACGTCGCGGCAATGCGCGCGGTGGCCGGCCACGAGGTGCTGCTAGTCGACACCGACCGGCAGGAAAGTGCATCGATCTGGGCCGCGGCGCGGTTCGAGTACGCGAAGGCGCCGCCGGTCACGTGCGTGAAGAAGACCGGCAGGCTAGGGCGAGACGTCGCAGAATTGGCGATGAAGTACGAGACGGTGATCATCGACGCCGGCGGCCGGGACGCGCAGGAATTGCGCCAGGCGATGGCGATCTGCGATCGCATGATCATCCCGATCCGGCCGAGCCAGTTCGATACCTGGGCGCTAACGAAAATGGCGCAGCTCGTGCACGAGATTCAGGACTTGACGGGGCAGAAGCTGAACGCCTCTGTCCTGCTGAATGCCGTTCCCACCAATCCGTCGATCCGCGAGGCCGAGGAAATGCGCACCGCGCTTGAGGACTATGCGGACGTCTTCCCGACGCTGCCGTTCCAGATCATGGAGCGCATTGCCTTTAGGCGCAGCGCACGCGATGGTCTGAGTGTCGTCGAGCTGAGCGGCCGGGAAACCGACGCCAAAGCGAACGAGGAAATGGGAAAACTGTACCGGGAGATCTTTGATGAAAACTTCGCATTCGCCGTTGCGGACAGCGCCGCCTAATCTGGACCGGCTGAATAAGCTGGAAGCGTGGACCGAGGCGCCGTTGCGTGAAGCGCTGGGGCAGGGCGAGGGCGCCCCGGAAGCGGTCGTCGAACCCCAGACCCCGGAAAGAGCCCCCGAGCCTGCCAGCGCCCCGGAAATCGAACCGGATGATGACCTTTCGTGGATCGCGCCGAAGAAGCCGGTCGCGAAAATGACGTATAGCCTGAATTTGCCGGCCGACCTGCATGCCAAACTCAAGCGCCTGAGCGAAAAGACGGGCGAGTCGATGAACGCCATGATTGTGCGCGGTGCCGAGCGGGAGTACGCGCGGATTCTGGCGGCGATCGGGAAGAAGCAATGAGCGAGGACGCGTACGAAGGGCAGGGCGAGCTGTGGGAAGAGCTCAAGATTGACCGGACGTTCTTTTCGGTCCTCAACTCTGTCATCCGTAGCAACCTGATCGCGGAGATCGGGCCCGAGGCGTGGGCGGTCTATTGCGTGATCAAGTCCCATGCGCACCACGTCACCGGCGAGGCAATGCCGAGTCTGGAGACGATTGGCGAACGTATCGGCCGGTCCAAGGACATGATTCCGTCCTATCTTGAAAAACTGTACAAGGCTGGGCTCGTCAGCAAGTCCAAGCGCGGCCGCTCAAACCAGTACGTGATTGTGGAGTCTTTGCCCATGACAGTTGGTGACGAGGTTATTGCCTACGGCGAGCGCATCTATCAGCCGAAGCACTTCAACGACTTTTTGAACAAGCTGAAGGCTTTCAGCGAGTCGGGCGACGTGCCGAAGGATCGACACATCAACATCACTTTGAACGTGCAAATGATCAACCAGGGCGACAACGGAACGGTGAACATCAACAACTATTCCCTGACGCCCGAGCAGGCCCGTGCGCTGGATGCGGTCAGCAAAAAGGTGCGGAAGATCGGTTAGCCTGTGCAGGCTAGGTTTTAGCCAGTCCGGGTGATAAAAAACGTTATGTCAAATCGGGCAAATGTCCACAGGCAAGGCAGCCTCTTTAAAGACTTTAGAGATATTTAACATCTTCTTAGAGCCGTACCCATCCGGCCTATCGTCGATTGATTGGCCGGATCGATACGGCCTATTGCAATAATTTAAGCCGCCTCCACACGGCCTATTAATTTTTACAACAGCGTTATCCACAACTGGTTATCCACAGTAAGCGCGCTTTGGTTCGCCGGTAGAATCAAGAAACACTCAACGCCGAGACAAAAATTGAACACTGAACAGAAGTCACCGTTCGCGCGGCGCGCGTTCTTCTACATCGAAATGGGCTACTCGGTCATCCCGATCGCGCCCGGCACGAAGCGCCCCGGCACGTTCAGCGAGGCCGACGGCTGGAAAGGCATGTTCGACTGGGAACGCTTCGGCGGCCGGCTGGCGTCCGAGATCGAAATGTCGCACTGGGAGAAGTGGCCCGGCGCCGGCATCGGGCTCGTGTGCGGCAAGCTCTCGAACATCGTGGCGCTCGACCGTGACTACGACGCCCCCGGCACCGACGCGCTCGAACGCATCATTCCGCCGTCACCGGTCAAGAAGAAAGGTGCCAAGGGCTACACGGCGTTCTACCGGTACAACGGCGAGCGCTCGACCTCGTGGAACCTGAACGGCATGCGCGTGCTCGACATGCTGTCGGACGGCCGCCAGACGCTCATGCCCGGCACGATCCACCCCGACGGCCACACCTACGTGTATCTGCTGGAAGACGTCCTCGAGGAAATGCGCCCCGAGGATCTGCCCGTGCTGCCCGACGACTTCGCCGATCAGGTGTCGAAGGTGCTGGCGCCCTACCAGACCGAGGCGGACCGCAAGTATCAGCGCACGCCGCGCAAGCACGACGACACGGCCGAGCCGATCAGCACCGACCTGTCGTTCACCGGCGCGTACTTTCGCGACCTGAATCGCGCGGCGCTTGACCAGCTCGAAGCCTGGGTGCCGAAGCTGATTCAGTCGGCGCGCGTCGAGCGTGACGGCTTCCGCTGTATCGCGACGTGGCGCGGCGCCGAGCAGCCGAACGTCGGCGTGCACCCGTCTGGAATCTTCGACTTCGGCGGCAACTACGGCATGACGCCGATCGACCTCGTGATGTATGCGCACGGCCTGACGTTCGGCAAGGCGGCCGAGGTATTGCGTGCGTGCGTGACGATGGACGAGCCCGAGCCGATCGTGCTGGGCGACATGCGCGCGCCGCGCATCCATGCCGGTGAGCAGATCGACCCGGATACCGGCGAGATCACGCCGCTCGCGCCCGAGCCGAAGCGCCTGCCGTGGCAACTCCCCGGCTTCAGGCCCGCGCCCCCGGTCGAGGCCGCACCCGTCTACCTTGCGCCGACTTCGTCGACCGTCCCCGCGCCGGCGATTCCGGCATTCATCATGCACCCGCCCGGCATGCTCGGACGGATCGCGGCGTGGATCAACGAGACGGCACCGAAGCGTCAGCCCGAGCTCGCGGTCGCAGCGGCAATCACGCTGGGCGCAACGGTCATGCAGCGCATCTACCGTTCGAACTTTGCGAACTTCACGAGTTTGTACGTCGTCATGGTGGCCAAGTCGACCGAGGGCAAGGAACACCCGCAGGCGAGCGTCGAGCGCGTGCTGACCGCGGCGAACCTGACCGACCTCGTGGCCGGTTCGGGCTATACGAGTTCGGGCGCGGTCTATTCCGAACTGCTGCGCAAACCCTCGCACCTGGCCGTGATCGACGAAATGGGCAAGCTTCTCAAACTCTCCCGCGCGAAGGGCAACTCGAACAGCGAGGCGGCGATCGACAAGCTGGTTGAGGCATTCGGTAAGCTGGCCGGTGTGATGCGGCCGCCCGTCTATTCGTCGATGACGCTCGGCAAGGGCATGACACCGGCTGGCGATCGCGTGATCCATAACCCGGCAATCTCCCTGCTCGGCGCGACGACGCCAGCGACGTTCTACGAAGCGCTGACCGACGACCTCGTGCGCGACGGCTTTCTCGGCCGGTTGCTGGTGATCGAGTCGAGCCAGCCGCGGCAGCTCGCGCGCCTTGTTGACCAGACCGACCCACCGGCCGATATCGTGCAGTGGTGCGTCGACGTGAATGGCGAACTGCGCAAGAAGGGCGACCTTGCCGCGGTGGCGAGCGCGGAAATGGCCGCGTCGACGCTGGCGCTGCCGTTCGAGGACGCGTGCCACTTCCTGCTCAAGCCGTTCGAGGAAGAACTGAACGACCTGAAGAGCGCACACGAGGCGGACGGGCTCGACGTGCTGCTCGGCCGGACCTATGAAAAGTCGCTGCGCCTGGCGATGATCGCGGCGAAGGCGACGCATCCGGACGACAACGTCGTGCGCGCGGCGGATCTGCAATGGGCGATCGCCTACGTGCGGCACTACGACCTGCAGCTGCTCGAATCCGTGCGGACGAAGCGCACGCGTGGCGACATCGATGCGTCGATCCAGCGCATGGTCCGGTACATCGGCGCGGCCCGCAACTATAAGGACCGCAAGTATGCGGGGCTGCTCGGCAAGGGCTTCATGCCGCATGCAAAGCTGCTTAAACTCATGGCCGTCGACAGCAAGACTCTCCGGAACCTGATCGAGACGGCGCTCGAGACAGGCGTGATCGGCAAGTCGCCGGGGCTGGGTGACGGGTACGCGGGGGATGTGTATTGTCTGACGGCGGCTGAGTGATACACTTAACCTATGCAAATTTTTCTCATCGTTTTGGACATCGCATGCGCAGCGGGAGCAATCGCCCTGATAGCGTGGCAAGTCGCGCTCGAAGCGGACAGAGCGGAGAGGATGCGCAAAGAGTTCTGGCTTGAAGCAAAAAAAGCGATCGAGAGACAAGAAGCCTTCAATGCCCGGATGCGTCGGGCCAGATAAAAACCGCCTTCGGGCGGTTTTTTCTTATCCACAGTTTCTGTGCATAACCCTGTGGACGAAAAAAAGCCCGCGCTTGGCGGGCTGAAAACACAAACACCGGGGATCCAACCACCGGTAGCGGTTATTTTACTTCAAGGCAGAGTCGATCTTGTCTGCCAGCTCTTTCGCAAGGTCGGGTGAGCTGTTGCCGAACTGATAGCTGCGCAGCGCATGCCCGGCGCCGTTGAGCAGCAGACTGAGCCGGCTCGTTTCTTCCTTACGATCTTTCAGTTGCGTCTCTAGCGTGCGGATCCGCGCCTTCAGGACCGCCTCGCGGTTGATGGCGTCTTCGGCGAGCACGTACCGGCCATCGCTGGCGGCGGTGACGTCGAGATCGTCAAAGCCGCTCGTGTGCGCAACATCGAACCGCTCATACACGTGTGTCTTGCTCACTTCCCCTCCCTAGGTTTCCGTTCAATCCTGATATTGCCCGGCAGGCAGATCACCACCGGCGCGTGCAGCGCATCGGCGAGAATCTGCGCGACCGCGGCGCACAGCGTCTGCACGAGCAGAGCCGTTGGAGTGGTCGCCCGGCTGAACGCTTCGAGCGCCTGCCGGGCTTCGGCGTAGCGTATCAAGCGCGCACCTCACGACCCTGCCATGCCAACGCGGCAATCTGGAACGCCTCAAGCGTCTCCGCGCCGCGGTAGCGGTTCGACGCGGGTCGCTGGCCTGTGATGCACCAGAACTCGTGCGCGCGCCGTTGCTTCGGGCTGACTGCCATGTAACGCTGTATCTCGCCCGCGCTGTAGAGGAAGGTCAGGTGCTCGTCGAGTATGGTGTGATGCGTGCCAAGCGCGTCGGCCAACTGGCCCTTGGTCATCGCGCCGTCGCGCTTAAGCAGCATGGCGGCCCCCTCGCGCAAGGACTTCGGGCAGCGGATGCGGCGGGTGATCGGGCCGTCGATGATGACGGTGTAGACCTTGGTGATTGCGCTATCCATTTGTGGGTTCCTTGGCGGGGTGTTGCAGGGCGGCCGGTGGTGCGGGTAGTGGCATCCAGTGCGTCGGCGTGATCGCCCAGCAGTTCGGCGGATCCTCAGCTTCTTCCGGCGTCTCGAACCAACCCGGCTCGGTGTCGTCCGGGTCTTCCCAATACTCGTCGATGTACGCTTGGGACATCCATTGGCCGCGAACGGTGCGCCACTTGCCCAATGCGTTCGGATAGCCGAGCAGCAGCGTGCGGCCAGTCTGCGGCGCCGTCTCTATAGGCTGCCACGCATCCCGATCGCCACCCGATGCCACCTTGGCTTCGAGGGCGGCGATGCGGGCGGCTTGCAGCTCGATCAGGTCGGCGGCCTCAGTGGCGAGAGAGGGCATATTTGGAATGGGCGCCATCACTTCGTGATACTTGCGCAGGCGCTTAATCAGTTCATCGCTCATGTTCTAGTCCTTTGCTTGCTGGGCGGATAGGGCGCGGATCACCCGGATGCAGTCGTCACTGTCGAGCATGTAATCCTCGGCGCTCATGCGGTCGTCTTCTGCTTTGATCGCCGCGCAACATTCTTCCAGCGCCTTCCTCCGCACGTCGCTATCCGAGGCGGGGGCGTCTGGTGCGGAAGCAAGCATATCGGCCCAAACGTGGCGAGCCGTGTTGATGCCATCGTGCCACCGTGCAGCTTCTAGCATTTCGCGTGTCGGCTCAACCGGCACGAGCTTGTAACCATCGGGCACGCCCGCAGCGCCTGTAGTGGTGGGGTTCATTTCGGTTCCTTGTCGAACGATTCAAGCCGCTCTTTTGCGACCTGAAAATAATGTTCATCGAGCTCCATGCCAATAAACCGCCGCCCGTGTTTCAGCGCTGCGACCCCTGTGCTGCCCGATCCCATGCAGTTGTCGAGCACTACATCCCCAGTGTTGCTATAAGTGCGAACCAGCCATTCAACCAATGCTAGAGGCTTCTGAGTGGGGTGAAGGTTGCTGCGCTGCTTGTCGCTAGGAAACGTCAGAATGCTGCGCGGATACCGGTCAGTGGAGTCGTACGGCAATTCTTCGAACAGTTGCTTGCCATACACCGGACCTCCGTCAAATCTCTTTACAGCAGTCTTTCGGACATGACCTGTGGTCTTGATAGGGTTGTAGGTAGGCAATCCGCTATAGAAAACCAAGATATTTTCGTGCGACTTCATAGGCATCTTCTTCGCGTTCAGGTGCCCTGTCGGGTGGGTCTTTTCCCAAATCAACTCGTAGCGAAGCCACGGAAGATTGCTATAGCCGAGCACTTTGTCGAACGGCGTCTGCGCAAACAGGATGATGGCCGCGTTGGGCTTCGCGACCCGGCGATATTGCTTCCAAAGCCGCGCCAAATCGAGTTTTGTATCCCACCGGCAATTTGTTGTTCCGTATGGCATATCACAGCACACCATATCAACGCTGCCTGCTGGAAGCTCCTCCATAAGATCAAGGCAGTCTCCTGGCATGACACGGAATTCATCGAGTACGTCGCTCACGATTCCCCCTCTCCCGCGCTCGTGCTGGGAGCCGAAGATGCGGCCAACTCGCGTTCGAAGTCGCGGCCCATAGCTTCATAGTCCGTGTCGTCCCAAACCGCTCCGATGCCGCCGCATTCCGAACAGCCGCCGCCCAGGTCACATTTGAGAATGTCGCTGTATGGATAGTCGCCAACTGGATGACCATCTTCGGTTTCGTGGCAACCGGAACAGGAGCGCCAAAACCCATCGCCGTTTGCGAGCGTCTCGGCGACGCCGCTCAATTCAACCGGAATCGTGCCCCCTTGGCTATCTGCTGTGGGGGATGAAGATGCGGCGCGGGCTTGCCACCCGATCCATGCGCCTTGCAGCCAAGAATCAACGTATCGCTCGTCACCTTCGTCGTCAGTTATTCTGTCGTACGAGATTGATTTCCCTGTCCATGCCTTGAACGACGTCTCAAACGCCTCCCTTTCATCCAGCGCCCCCGCTGTCGTGGCTGGGGTAGAGGCGGCGAGAAGGGCGCTCAAGTTGCGTGCGTGTTCGCACTCGGCCTCAACGCTGGCGACTTCAAGTCTTGCAATCACATATTTCAACGATCTGATCTGCTCATCCGTCAGCGCAACCTCGGCTTGGCGAGGGACGGGAGCAGCGTAGGATGGTATTGAATATTTCTCTGCTGCTCGCCGTCCCGGCACGCCGTTGTACTCAATCATGTCGCGCTTCTTAAGGTCGGAGATACATTCGCGCGGATCGTCTTCATGTGTCCACGCCACCGGTTCCTGCACCGCTGCGCCAGAAGCGAGAGCGGCGTCATGTTTGCTGAGGTATTCGGCCAGTGCGCATGCGAAGTCGGCCGCGAGCCGTTCCGCGATGTAGCGGCTGAAGTCGTGCCGGCGGAGCCGTTTTGCGAAGAATTCAGCAACATAGCCTCGGCCGCCTTCGCTCGTGGCCACATCGTGCCCGGTGATCGCTTCCCGCACCGTTGCCCCTCGTTTCGTGTCTTGTGTCACAGTTGGATCCCCTTCGTTATGTTTTCAGTTACGCCACCAACCTACCCTGCAGCCGCCCTTCCAACGCCTTGCGCAGATACGGATCGACGTCGTCCTGTCGCAGCATCCACAGCACGTAATCGCGCGGCAGGTCGGCGATCGCCGTGCCCTTGTGCTTGCCGAACGTGATCACCGAAGGCACCCGGCAGGCCTCCGAAAACTCCCAAAGCGCCTCCATCGAAGCGAACGGGCCAGCTTTCTCGATGATGGCGTCGAGCAGCGTCGCGCAGAAGTAAACGTCGGCGAGCGCGCTGTGTGCGTCGCGCAGCTTGGCGCGGGTCCATTCCACATCCGCAGACAGCATGTACATGAGCGCGCCGAGCGTGTGGCTGATACCCGGCCAGAGCTTGCGAGCGATCGCGAGCGTGCAGATGCGCTTCACTTCGGGCGAGCCGATCACCTGCCAGTCGAAGTCGATGCCGTGACCGATCAGGTAAGAGACGCCAGCCGGCAGGCTGAACGTGTCGGAACCGGGGCAGTTCACGAGCTCGTGCTCGAGGATATGGTGCGTGGCCATCGCGCCGAACGCGATCGGCTTGGTCGGTTTGTAGCGCTGGTTGAACGCTTCGCCGTAGGCGCCGAGGTGGCCGTCGGTGAGTTCGACAAGAATGTACGCCGCTTCGATCAGTTCGCCGTCGGTGGCGTCGGTGGTTTCGGTGTCGAGGATTAGGGTGGTCATGGTGTGTCTTACTTCACGGAAATGTCGGGAACGATGGTCGACGGCTTGAATACGACCTTGTAGTGATACGTGCTGACGTCGGCGCCGTCGACCTGCTCGATGAAGTAGGTCACGTTATTGGACAGCCCGAGGAAGTGCTTCTTGTAGCTGTTCGGGCCGGTCTTGCAGACGATCGCTAGCTTCGTGTCCGTGCTGGTGTTGTCTTTCGAGCACAGGCCTTCGATGGTGAGGATGTAGTCGCCAGTGAAGCCGTTGTAAAACACGATGCGGCGGTTGATCTGGAAGTTGTCTGCGGCCGTCGACAGGTTTTGCGAGGCGACGTCGGCGTCGTTGGTGCAGCCCGACATGGCGACAAGCGCGGCAGCGGCGAGGATTAGTGCGGTTTTTTTCATGGGTTTTCTATTCCTTCAGTTCAACGGCAATACGCACCGCGTAGTCGGGCGTATCGATACTGTTTGCGTAGGTGTTCATGGCGTCGGCGAGCACGAGCTCGAGGTCTTCGCGATCTACCCACACCCGAGCGGCCGGAACATCCAGAGCAGGCTCGCATCGGTCGCAGATCCGTTTGCCTTGCTCCTGCCGGTGGAGTCCAAGCACGTTCCCGCATCCATCACACTTCGGCGCGTTGCGATCCACCCACTGTCGCTCTTTCTTGGTCATGGGCGAAGAGAACGTCATCTGCTTGCCGGGGGCACCGCCGTGACCGTTGATGCAGGTCGAGCCGCTAGGCGTCTGGAATTGCGGTGCGTTGCAGATGGAGCAGACGGTCTTGAATTGGATGCCCATCAGCACCACTCGCACGGGATGCCGGCCGCCTCGACTGCATCGGCGAGATCCGAATAACCATTGCCGCGATACCACGTGCGGGCCTCGTCGCTCTTGCTGTCGCGGTAGTCGTCGGCATCCGCGCTGCGCGGCACCGGGCCGACGTACGACAGGAACGCATCGTCGTTGTCGAGTATCAGCTTGTAGTGCTTGCGATTGAGTTCGCCGCTTGTGAATGCAGCCGCGAGCGCCTTCAGGTTCGGATACTTCATCTTTTTGCTCATACCTTCTTCAACTCCCTCTTCGGCGCCGGCCCACGCGTGCCCGGCGTAACAGTTGGGTTATCGGGGAACGCCCACACCTTGGCGAACTTGTGCGCGCCGGGGATGCGCCCTTCTTTAGCCAACACGCAGACACGCTGCACGTTGATGCCGAGTTTCTTCGCGGCGGCTTTTGTGTCGATCATTGGTTTCTCTCAAAATCGCGCTGGATTTCGCGCGCGTACCATGCAAAACAGGCGATCGCGCCGACGATCAGGACGGCGGCTGTCGACGCGATCGCGGTCATAGCGTGAAGCCCTCTTTCCGTGCGACGAGTTCCTGCGCGCGCTCGATCAGGGTGGGCAGCACGTCCGGGCCGGTGACGTTGAGCGAACCAAGCCGCGCAACGGCCTCAACGAAGTCGAATGTCTCGCCAGACAGCACGAGCAATGCGAGCGCTTCGAGCAGGCGGGGTGAGCGGCTGCGGGAGCCGCGTTCGTTCAGGTGCACTTCACAGAAGGGCGTCGTGTCGCCGTCGAAGATCAGCCAGACCGACAGGCGCGTGAGCTGCGTGAGGCGCATGCGGCGGTCTGTCGGGCGGCGGATGTCGGCGTGTTCGGTGCGGGGTTTTCGTGTTGGCATCGCTCCCCCTTAACCGTGAACGCGGCACGGATTGCCCGTCCCGTCGTTGCAGTTGGGGCAGCGGCGCATGTCTTGGCATTCCTGTTCGAACACGTAGCCGCGCTTCCAGCCGGCGCGCAGGTCGGGCACGTCAGCAAACAGCAGCGGCACGTCGTACGAAAGCCGGTTCGCTGCAGCCTGCATGCCGACCACGTAGGCCGATTCGTACGCGTCCTGATAGGCATTGCCAACGCGCTCACTCATGCCGTCGGAGACTTCGAGCACGCGCGTGATAGCCCACTCGGCGCGGATGTCGAGGGTTTGGGAAAAGAGGTTCATCGCGGCGCCCTCCCCGTCTCACGATCGAGCCGCTGGTCGATATCACGCAGCACCACACGCTCAGCCAGAATGCGCGGCTCACACGGCGGCCGCTCGCGCTGCATGGCTTTCACGCGATGCGCTTCGATGATCCGCAGGCGGATCAGGTCCATCACCACGCGCGAGTTCATACGCCCCCCATCAGTGCGTTGCGGGCGATCTGAGCCATGACAGCGGGCCCGGTGGTTCCCAGAGCAATCACCTCAAGCGCCTGCCGGAAAGCCAGGTGCTCAGTGAAGATGCGCGAGGCCGGGGGGCACAGAGCGTCGTCGTCGAGCTTGCCGTCTTCGAGTTGCGTGGCGAACGCGGTCGCAACCGCGGCCGTATGGAAGCCGTTGGACTTCGAGATACCGTCGCGCTTGTATTCGACGCACCACGAGCCGCCGTTCGCGCGGCAGGCGTCTTCGTTGGTCAGGTGCTTGACCTGAACATTGGTGAAGTGTTTGGAGGGCATCAGAGCACCCCCGCGGCGGTCAGGGCTTCGTCAACGCCCTTTGCGAGCGCGTGGAAGTCGACACCGCCGCACACGCCGTCATGCTGATCGATCATGCGATCGCACATGGCTTTGCAGGCGAGTAGCTTCTCGGCAAGTGTGGGCGCGGCGGCGATCAGGGCCGCATTAGCCAGCAGTTCGGCCGAGTCCCATTGCGTCGAAACGACTAACGCGATGATCTTGCCGTTGTGGTGGATCGGCGCGGATTCGGTGATGTTCGAGTCGTCGTTTTCGACAGACCATGCGTGATCGGAGTAGAACAATCCGGCAGCGTTCTGGCCTTCCCACGGCCCCGGCGTGTGTTTCGTGTTGGTCGGCATCACGTTCCCCTCAGTGCTTCGGCAGAACGCCGATGGCGAACACCACGCCGGCGAGGAACAGCACCACGCCCGGGCCGGAGAATGCCGTGTCGATCAGGCGGCGCAGCTGGCGGTCGAGCTTGTACAGCGTGCCCGTCTGCACCGTGCGCAGATCGACGTTCTTTTTCTGATTGAGGTCATGCAGGTTCATGGTTGGATCCGTTTGTTTGTGTTTTGGGTGGCCCTGTGGGCTCTTGGTGGTGCTGCGGGTGTTACAGGCTGTCGTTCGGTGCGCCGTGCTTGACGGGACCGCGGCGAACTTTGCCGCACGTCGCGCATTCGTAGACGGCGTTCTGCGAGATACGAATGCTCGTGCCGCGCGCGCTCATGGTTATGTTCTTGAACGTCTTGTTGCCCTTGAACGCGTAGGCGTGCTTTCGCGGGCCGCAATCGGGTGTTCGGTTCATGCGTTGCTCCTTTTGTGATTACTGCAGGCAAACCTTCGAGAGATCGACCGTGCGCCGGTACACCGTCCTGCCCAGCCACGGCACGAACGTGTATTCGTCGTAGGCGTTGCAGCCGATAACGATGAAGTGGTGGAGGGTCGCGGGCATGGTTAGATGCGCGAGCCAATCACGCGGAAGTAGCGATCGCGCACAACGACCCGGGCGTCGCTCGGATAGCAGCGCATCCAGTCGAGTGCGCCCGCGCGCGTCCATGCCTTGTGCAGCGCCATGCCGCCTGCCCAGTCAGCGCACACCGTGAGCGGTGCTAGCGCGGCGGCAATCTTTCGGATCAGTCGTTTCATCGTTCGCTCCTGTCGTTCGTTGGTGGATCAGTCGTAACCGCGAGGCTGCTTTAGATGCTGGTCGAGGGCTTCGATCAGTTCTTTCACACGCGCCATTGCTTTCGTCTGCTCACTCTGACTAGCTGCTGCGCGCGCTCTCTTCTTTTCGACAGTGATGGCCGCGCGGAGCCTAGACGTCCTGACCGAGTGCTTGTAGTGGGAAAGCAATGTGACCTCGTTGGTTGAGCGTTGCTGTACTCAACTATAGAAGTTAAGCCGCACAAGATCAAGTAAAACTCAATGTGTGTAGCGAAAATGAGACTAGGACTTTCCCGAGGTCAGTTCGGCAGAAGTTCTGGGATCAGCAAAAATTCTGACCGGTTCTTAGAACCGTTTCTTTCGGTTTGTAACGTTATAAGTTATTGTTTTTAAAGAGAGAGAGTAGAAGAGAGATAGAGATATATATACATAGTTCTGTACCCCCCTATGTGTGTGATCTATCGTGTGTATGAGAGATATCTCTCTATGGCCAGAATTTCCAGAACTCGGGTTAGGCAGCCTGAATCGCGCTGTGCCATTGGTTTTCCGGCGAAATCAGCGAACCTGAAAAGGTTCTGCCTAAAGAACTAGCACCATACGCACCAACTTTGTGCGTTAAATGATTTTCTGAAAATCGAGTTTCTCTCAACTACAATTCGAACTCACCGACCGAACGCCCGACTGCCTGCACGAACGACCGCGCAATGCCCTTGTGGCTCGATTGAGAGCCGGTCATTCCTTGTTCCATAGGTGGACAATCGTGCAACGCTTGGAAGAAATCGAGCAGGCCAAGGTCGTGAAGTGGAGCCACAAGCGTGCTGTTCGTGCGCTGATGCCGGATCTTGAGTGGCTCTATCACTGCCCGAATGGCGGCCAGCGCAGCAAGCTCGCTGGCGCTCAGATGACCGCCCTCGGCACGAAGAAGGGAATCCCTGACCTGCAATTGCCCGGCCCTGTCGGCAAATACGCTGGGCTCGTGATTGAGATGAAGGTCGGCGACGGCAAAGAGACGAAAGAGCAACGCAAGTGGCTGGATCGTTTCCAAGACATCGGCTGGCGCGTGCACACGTGCTACAGCGCCGAGGAAGCCCGCCGCGACATCTGCCTGTACTTCGGCATCGATCCCGACACCGCACCCGCTCTCGACGCCTGACGATGGCACCCGTGCGCCGCCTACGCAGCCGACACAACCACCCCGCGCAGCTCTCGCTCTTCGGCGAGAACATGCGCGCGTCGCTGCGCTCGCGTGCGCTCGCCGCGGTCAACGCATCAATCACGTGGCAATCGGCCCAGCAGATCGCCAAAACCACCGGCATGACCTACCGCCAGACCATCGACGCTCTGAACGCGCTGCACAACGAGGCGCGCGTCGCGCGTCACGGCCGCAAGTTCACGGCTCGCTGGGGCTCACTGGCGCTTATCAAACCTGACCCGGCTATCGCAGCCGCGCACGCCCTGGAGGATGTTTTCCATGTCTTCAAACGATGAACACGCACAAAGCGGCGACACGATCGAGATCACGACCCACCTGCGCAACGACCTCGGCAAGCGCATGCAGGTGTCGACCTCTGACGGCCTGTCGGTCATTGCGATGGACAACCGCATGCGCGTGACCGTCGCGCACGGCGACTACAAGATCGTGAAGCGTTGCGGCCGGCCCGCGACTGCTGATGCGCCGAGGAAGCGCGGCCCTGGTCGACCGAGCAATGCGGAGATTGCAGCGCGTGCTCAGACGCCGGCTGCGGTTGAGATGCCGAAGGCGAAGGTCGAGCCGCGTGTGTCGCTCGTGACGAAGGTTGAAGGCACGGACGACAAGGCGATCGTGACCGACGCAGACGTCGCGGGCCTTGAGGCTGCGCTCGCGCCGAAAGTCGTCACAAACCCCCTCGGCCAGAGCGTGACGGTCATCGAGACTGCGGACGGCGTGACCTCGTGCGAATGCGGCGAACCGGCACACGTCGCGCACTTCCACAGCGATCCCGAACAGACCGCACGCAACGAGCAAGACCGTGCGCTCGACGAGCGGGCCGAATCAGCGTGGCATGCGCACCGGCTCGAACAGGAAGTCTCAATCGACATCAAGCCGCTCACGGTCACGCAGGAGCAGCTCGACGCGATGACGCGGCAGTACGACCAGCACGATCACATGGTCGACGCGGTCAAGTACGGCATCAGCATGACGCGTGTCGAGCCGCGAAGCTTCGTGCCGGACGAGTATCCGCACGCCGACAAGCCCGACGACCGCAAGCACTCCCACTACTTCAAGACTGTCCCATGCAATCAAATCGACGTGTATCGCGTGTTGGCAGCTTTCAACGTAGCGGACCCATGCATTCAGCACGCAGTGAAAAAGCTACTCGTCGCGGGCGGACGTGGAAGCAAGGACATCAGCCGCGACGTTGGCGAAGCGATTGACACCCTGCAGCGCTGGCAGGAGATGCGCGCGGAAGAGGTGGCGTGATGGCCAGGTTCGCAGGCCAGACGCGTGTTACCGCCGAGGCGACGCTCACGCTCACCGAAATCGAGATGCGCGCGCTAGACGCGCTCTTCTGCTACGGCGTCGATTCGCTCTTGAAGGCGTTCTACAAAGACTGCGGAACGACGTACATGAAGCCGTACGAAGCAGGTCTGCGGACGCTTGCCGAGGGCGTCGGACGCGACCTGAAGCCAATCATCAAACGCGCGGAGCAGGCGCGTGCAGTGTTCAAGAAGGAGCCGACGTGAAGTTCTGCAAGGACTGCGCGCACCACACGCCGGGCTTCGTCGGTGACGGCGGATCGCTGTTGCCGGGCTTCTTCATGGTCTTGCCTGCGCGATGCAACGGCAATCCAGAGCCCACGATCAACCTCGTGACCGGCGAGCGCAACACGTACGCCGGTTCATGCGTGGACGTGCGCCTCGACGGCACCAAGTGCGGCACGAGTGCCGTGTGGTTCAAACCGGCCAACCTCGACGGGCGGCTGGCGATGCTGGAGGAAAGAAAGTGATCCACATCGGAATCAGCACGGCCATCGTGCAAGCCATTCAACAGGGACAACTCACCATGATTCAAGACGCAAAACGTTGGCGCGCCATGCGCTGGGGCGTGAGCAACGCCGACAGCGAAGACGCGCGCATCCGACACATCATCGAGACCGCGCCGGACCTCGACGACGGCGAGATCGACGAAACACCGACCGCCGAACAGATGAACACGCTCGCCGATACGCTGGTCGCCCACCTCGAGGCGAACGGCGTGGATCTGACGGCGTGAGCATCAAATAGCGCGCGCGCCCGTACGCTCGGGCGCATCCCATTGGAGAAAAACATGATCGAACCCAGCAACGGCCGTGTGGTGCTGTTCACGCCGTATCAAGGCAACAACAGCGCGCCGAAGATTCCGGCCGACCCCATGGCCTATTACGGCAAGCCGCTCACCGCGCTGATCGTTCACGTCTGGAATGACCGTCTGGTCAACCTCGTAGTGTTCGACGCCAATGGTCTGCCGCACGCGCGCACCAGCGTGCCTCTCCTGCAGGACGACGACATGCCGGTCGGCGGTCAATACGCTGAGTGGATGCAGTACCAGAAGGGCCAGGCGCAAAAGACTGAAGCCGTCACGGAACGTCTCGCTGCGCTGGGCATCGCTGGCAACGCCGTCTAAATCAATCATCAAGGAACGAACATGTTCAAGAAGATCGTCGGCATCATCTGCCAGATCATGCTGATCGCGCTCGGCGCAGATGGCGCATACTCGATGTACACGATGGTCGGGACGACCGTGCCAGCGCACACGTTCACGTGGGAAAGCGGCCTAACGGTAGCGTTGCTACTTGTAACACCTTTCCTGCTCGGCGCGGGCATCCGGTGGGCACCGAAGCCGCTGCCGATCGTGCTCGACAAGTTCCGCATGGCCGCATGGCTCGCCTTCGGCATCGCGGCGTACTTCGCCTCGATCGCGGTCGGTCCAGACAATCCCGTCATCCAGACCACGCTCTACAAAATCGGGCACGTCACCACGCTCGCGTGGATCGGCTACTGGATCAGCCGCAATGCAATCGGCCGACTCGATCTGACGTCAGACACAGGTGACAAGCTGGGCCGGGCGATCGTGATGGGCGCGGTCATCATCGCGGGATCGCTGGGGCTGTGATGGACTTCGATCAGGCAGTCGCGCAGATCGGCAGACAGCGCATGCGGAAAGCCATCTTCAATCTGGCCGCCGCGATCGTCGGGATTGCTGTCGTGATGGCAGCGATCCTCTCGACCGCGCACGCCGCTGTCCCGCAAGCCGCCCTCGCCTACCGCTCGACCATCGTGCGCGAGGCTGAGTCGAGGTTCGGACTGCCCGCGCCGACACCTGTCATCGCCGCGCAGATCATGCAGGAAAGCCAGTTCAATCCTCGTGCCCAGTCACAGGTCGGCGCTTCAGGCCTCATGCAGTTCATGCCGAAGACCGCTGAATGGGCGGCTGTCGCCGGGCAGCTCGGGCAGGCACAACCGACCTCACCCGCGTGGGCGATCCGCGCTGGCGTCTGGTACGACCGGTGGCTCTACGACCGCGTGCGTGTGTCCGAGAGCGAGTGCGACCGGTGGAACTTCGCGCTGTCTGCCTATAACGGCGGACTTGGCAACGTCTACAAGCGCCAGAAGATGGCGTACCGGCCTGGCTCGTGGGCACTCACCGCACCGATCAATCCCGGCATCACGCCGGCCAACCAGCGCGAGAACGAGGATTACTCGAAGCGGATCCTCACGCGCTGGCAGACCATTTTCACGGACTGGGGACGCACGGTATGTCTGAACTGATCAACGACGCAGAACAGGCTGCATCGGCCGTATCCAGTATCGCGAGCGCACCCAGCGTGCTCGAACGCTACGGAATCATGGCTGTGGCCACGCTCGCCGCGTGCGCTATCTCGTTCGGCTCGGGCTATCTCTACCGCGCGCACGTCGACAGCGTGAAACAGGCCACGCAGACCGCGGTCGTCAAGACGGCCGATGCGGTTGCGAGCGCCACGGTGGCGACGGCCGACACGAAGACCGACACGACGCTGCAGAGGAAGCTCACCGCCGCCAACGCGCGCGCCGCATCCCTTCAACAACAGATCGAGGCTGCCCGCAATGCGAATCCTCCTGCTCCTGATTGCCGTCTGCCTGACGGGCTGCTCAGCACCATTAATTCTCAACTCGCCGGCCATCCCGGACAGGTACAAGCAGCGGTGCAGTGACGCGATTGCGGATCCGCTCACGACCGGCGACCAGTACGACGAGGCGCGCGCGCTCGGTCAGGCGATCAAGTACGGGCGCACGTGTGCCGCGCTTCACGACTCCCTGATCGATGCAGTTGACACGCGCGAGGCTGTCATGCAGTCCATTTCCGACCAACTTAAAAAGAGCCATTGATGACCGGCCGAACCAACCCACCGCCAGGTGTTACGCCAGAAGGCCTGACCGACTACCGGCTCGCGAAGATCGAGGAGGCTGTCTCAACGATGGCCGAGTCGATGAACAGTCTTGTCGCGCTTGAACAGAAGCACACCGAAACACGCGAGGCGCTCGGGCGCGCGTTCAAGGCGAATGAAGACCTCGAGGGGCGAGTGCGCGTGCTGGAGCTCGACATGGTCGGCGTGAAGCAGTCGCGCGGCTGGCTGCAGTCAGCCGGCACGATCGTCGCGACCGCGTTCATCACCGGCGCCGCCACCATTCTCCTGCCCCACGTCATGAAGTGATGTATGACCGACGCCGCACCGGACGCAAAACCCAAGGCCAAGCGTGGGCATAACCCCAAGACGCCTACGACCAAGGGCCGCACCTTCACGAAGCTGAAGCTGCCTGATGGCCTGACCATCCAGGAAGAAGCGTACTGTCGCGCGCGCGCGTTTGGCATGACGCAGACCGAAGCAATCTCGGTCATGTCGGGCGGCAAGAGCAAGCAGGCGGGCACCGGCTCGCACTGGGAGAAGAAGCCCGAGGTCAAGAACCGCATCAACCAGTTGCGGCACGAGATCACCGAGCGCGCCGTCGAGAAGGCGTCGGTCGATCGCGCGTGGGTGCTCTCGCGGCTGAAGAAGGTGGCCGACCGCTGCCTGCAGGAAGAGCCTGTGATGGTGCGCGGCGAGGCGACGGGCGAATACAAGTTCGATTCCGCCGGCGCGAACCGTGCGCTCGAGCTGCTGGGCAAGGAACTCGGCATGTTCGTCGAGCGCAAGCAGATCGACATGAATCCGCTTGGCCAGATGTCCGATGCCGACCTCATGCGCATGGCGGCTGAACTCGCGCAGCAGACCGGCATGGCCGAGGTGATCGACGTCGAGACGAAACTGATCACGAACGGTGAGCCTTTGCGGGATGCAAACGCCGATGCTTGATCAGGCTGCGCCGCTCGCGGGTATGCCAAAGAACGCCGCGCTCGTCGCGGTGCTGGCTGAGCTCAAGCGCCGGCAGGACCGAAAGAAGCTAGAACGCTACAAGCCTTACCAGAAGCAGATCGATTTCCACAACGACAGCGCGCAGTATCGCGAGCGCCTGTTCATGGCTGGTAACCAGTTGGGGAAGGAACAACCTAACGACGAGCCCGTGCTCACGCCGCATGGATGGGTGCCGATGGGCTCGCTCAAGGTGGGCGATCAGGTCATCGCCGGCAATGGCAAGCCGTGTACAGTCACTGGCGTGTTTCCGCAGGGCGTAAAGCCAGTCTACAAGCTGACGTTCTGCGACGGCGCGTCGACGCGCTGCGGCTGGGATCACCTGTGGAAAGTGAAGCTCGGCAAGCGTGAGCGATTCGGCAAGGGCCGTCATGCGGATAACTGGCGCGTGCTGCCGCTGAGCGACATCGTCGCACATGGTGGTTATGACCCTGCGCCCCTGAAACGCGCAGCGATTCCTGTGCCCGGCGCAATCGAGTTTGACGCGCAGGCCGTGCCGATTGACCCGTACCTGCTAGGCGCGCTGCTTGGCGATGGCGGCATGTCCGGGAAAATGGTCAGCTTCACAAGCGCTGATCAGCAGATTCTCGACGAGGTTTCGAAACGGCTGCCTGGTGGCGTGCGGCTTATCGGATCCAAGCGGAACGCAATCGACTTCCGGATTTCTGGCCGCGTTGGTCAACGAAACCCGCTGGTGTCCGCGCTGCGCTCGCTGCGCCTGATGGGGCACGGGTCCGCGACCAAGTTCGTGCCGTCGATCTACAAGATGAACACGCCAGACGTACGCCTCGAGGTGTTACGTGGGCTGATGGATACGGATGGATGCGTTTCGACTGACGGCGCGATCGAGTTTGCGACGATCTCGACGCGCCTCGCCGAAGACGTCGAGTTTCTCGCGCGCTCGCTTGGTGGCAAGGTCAAGCGGTCAATCCGCCAGACGCACTACACCTACAAGGGCGAGAAGCGCGCCGGCAAACCATCGTGGCGCCTGCGCATCCGCCTGCCGCATATCGTCCCGTTCAGGCTAACCCGCAAGGCTGAGCGGTGTTTTACGCCTGTATCAACGTGCGACCATCGTGTGCTCTATCGCATCGAGCCCGCAGGCGAAGCGGAGTGCACGTGCATCGCGGTCGACAGCGACGACCATACGTACGTCACGAAAGATTTCATCGTCACACACAACACCTGGTCGAGCGCGTACGAGATCGCCTATCACCTGACCGGCCAATATCCGGACTGGTGGCAGGGCAAACGGTGGAACCGCGGCGTGACCGGCTGGGCGCTCGGCGAGTCGATGGAGTCCACCCGAGACACGCTGCAGCGGCTCGTGCTCGGCCGGCCCGGCGAATGGGGCACAGGCTCTATCCCGGCCGACTGCATCATCGGCGAGCCCAAGCGCGCGCAAGGCGTGCCGGATTGCGTCGACATGGTCATGGTGCGGCACGTCTCCGGACAGATCAGCCGCCTCTACTTCAAGTCGTACGAGAAGGGCCGCTCGAAGCTGCAGGGCGAAACGCTCGACTTTGCCGCGCTCGACGAAGAGCCGCCGCTCGACATCTACACCGAAGTGCTCACGCGGACCAACGCGACGCGCGGGCTCGTGTGGATCACGTTCACGCCGCTGCTCGGCATGTCGCTCGTCGTGCAGCGCTTCATGCTGGAAGAAAACCCGGATCGTCACATCACGAAGATGACGATCTACGACGTCGACCACTACACACCAGAAGACCGCGAGCGCATTGTCGCGTCCTACCCGGCGCACGAGCGCGAGGCGCGCGCGAAGGGTATTCCGGTGCTGGGCGACGGCGCGGTCTATCCGGTGGCCGAGAGCGAGATCACGGTCGAGCCGTTCGCACTGCCCGACTCGTGGCCGCGCATCTGCGGTATCGACTTCGGATGGGATCACCCGACCGCGACCGTCTGGCTTGCCTACGACGAAGACAACGACATCACCTACGTCTACGACATCCAGAAATACCGCAAGCAGACACCCAAGCAGATCGCGCCGTTCATCAAGGCGCGCGGCGAATGGGTACCGATCGCGTGGCCGCACGACGGGCTGCAGACCGAGAAGGGTTCCGGCGTGCAGATCGCCGAGCGCTACCGCGACGAAGACCTCTACATGCTGCACGAGCGCGCGCAGTATCCGGAGACGGGCGATGAAGATGGCGCGAAGGTGTCACGTTCGAGCGTAGCCGCGGGCATTCTCGACATCCTGACTGCGATGCAGACCGGCAAGTTCAAGGTTTTCAGCAATCTGAGCGAGTGGTTCGAAGAGTTCCGGATGTACCACCGCAAGAACGGCAAGATCGTCAAGCTGCAGGACGACGCCATGGATGCGACCCGCTACGCCCGCATGATGCTGCGTTACGCGAGCGTGCCGCCTGCCCCACGTCAAATAGCCAGGGCCAAACGAGAATACGACTGGCGCGCGGGATAGCGCGCGTAAAGGAATCCTCTCGCCGATGGCCGACATCGAACTCACGACTGCTGCGATGCCAATCGCGGAACCCGACGAATCACCGACGCAATCTGGACAGATGGCGTCGGATTTCACGTCTGCGCCCGCCGGCAATGCGCCGCCGCCTGCTGTCGTCGTGGGCGAGATGCCCACCGATGCGCCCAACGCGCCGGTCGAGGAACTGCAGAACACCGCGTTGCCACAGCGCGCGGTCGAGCAGTACCTGTGGGAGATCAAGCATCAGCCCAACTGGCGACGCGAGGCCGACCGTTGCGCGGACTACTACGATGGTAACCAGCTCGACCAGGACCTGATCGAGAAGCTGAAGGACCGCGGCCAGCCGCCGCTGATCACCAACCTGATCAAGCCGACCGTCGACACCGTGCTCGGCATGGAAGCGAAGACGCGCACCGACTGGATCGTGCGGCCGGAAGATGACACCGACTCGAACGACGATGTTGCCGAAGCGCTCTCGCTCAAACTGAAGCACGCAGAAACCGAGTCGCGCGCCGATCGCGCCTGCTCGGACGCCTACGCCGGCCAGATCAAGGCAGGGCTCGGCTGGGTCGAGGTTGCGCGGGAGTCTGACCCGCTGAAGTTCCCCTATCGCGTGAACGCCATTCACCGGCGCGAAATCTTCTGGGACTGGCGCGCCGAGCGCTATGACCTGTCAGACGCGCGCTATCTGATCCGCCGGCGCTGGCTCGAACTCGATCACGCGATCGCGATGATGCCGCAGTATGCGGACCTCTTCCGCGCGACGACGTGCGGCTGGGCCGGGTTCGATCCGCTGATTGAACAGAACACCAATCTGCACCAGTCGTTCATCCTTGAGCGCGATACGCGCATCGAGGCGGTGGACTGGCGCGACATCCAGCGCGAACGCCTGTGCCTGTACGAAATCTGGTATCGCAAGTGGGTGCGCGGCTATGTCGTGACGCTTGCGAACGGCAAGACGGTCGAATGCGACTTCAATAATACCGACCACTGTCAGGCGATTCTCGCCGGCGCGCCGGTGAAGATGGCGACGTTCCAGAAGGTGCGGCTCGCGTGGTATTGCGGCCCGCACTTCCTGTACGACATCCCGAGCCCGTACACGCACAACTACTTCCCGTACGTGCCGTTTTTCGGCTATCGCGAAGACCTGACACAGGTGCCGTACGGCCTCGTGCGTTCGATGATCAGCCCGCAGGACGAGATCAACGCGCGCAAGTCCAAGGCGCTCTGGCTGCTGAACAGCCGGCGCGTGATCGCCGACAGTGACGCGGTGACCGATCACGACGAGGCGCAGGAACAGGTCGCGCGGCCCGACGCGTACATCATTCTCGACTCGAAGCGTAAGCCGGGCTCGAAGTTCGAAGTCTCGACCGATGCGAACCTCTCGGCGCAGCAGTTCAGCGCCATGCAGGAGAGCAAGCAGGAAATCGAAGAGGCGAGCGGCGTCCACAAGGTCATGCAGGGCCAGCAGTCCGGTGCCTCAAGCGGGCTTGCTATTAACTCGCTGGTTGAGCAGGGCTTGAATACCCTCGCGGAAATCAACGATAACTACAGGCACGCGCGGCGCCTCGTTGGCGAGCAGCTTTTCTATCTGCTGCAGGCCGACATGAAGGGCCGCCCGGTGCGCGTGAAGGTCGGCGACGGCATGGCGCAGCGCGTGATCACGCTGAACGGCCCGGTGCAGGATCCGAAGACCGGTCAGGTGACGGTCCAGAACGATATCTCGGCGATCAGCCCGAAGGTGGTGCTCGACGATATCCCGAGCACGCCGACGTTCCGCCTGCAGCAGCTGCAGATGCTCACCGAGATCACCAAGTCGCTGCCGCCGCAGTTGCAGGGCCAGGTGATCGACTTCGTGATCGCCGCGACCGACCTGCCGAACCGTCAGGAGATCGTCGACCGTCTGCGCGGCTCGCTCGGCATCCTCACGCCCGACCAGCAGCAGCAGAAACAGCAGGCGCAGGAACAGGCGCAGCAGGCACAGGCCGCCGTCGCGAAGCAGATGGAAGTGCTCACCGCCGCCGAGAAGGCCGCCAACATCCGCGCGATCAATGCGAAGGCCTCGCTCGACGAGACGAACGCCCACATCGCGCACTCGCAGGTCGTGCTCGAACCGCCCGGCGTCGCGCTCGGTGCGCCGCCGGGACCGGCGACCAACGACCCGATTGCGAACTTCCCCCGATTGCCTAACGCATCACCGAATATCCCGGCGCCTGTCGCGCCGCAACCTGGAGCACAGCCGTGACCATCACCGCACAGAACCCCTTTCGCGGCAAGACGTTCGACCTCGACGGGCCGTTTCATCGGGCACTTGCTGTCACGCCTGACGACGCGAACGACCTCGTGAACGTCTGTCGCGGCGTGACGGTCGGCGCCGCGGGCAACCTCAAGGTCACGTTCGCCGATGACTCGGTGCCGGTCACGATCGCCGTGTCGCCGGGCTTCACCTACCGCTTCATGCTCGCGCGCGTGTGGGCCACCGGCACGACCGCCACCGGCATCGTTGCGCTCTATTAAGGACCGCCCGTGACTGCACCGAAAGCCCTGACTGAGCCGTTGCTCGTTTTTGAAGACCAGGAAGCGGCACGCCTGTCGGAGCTTGACCCGACGCACCCGCTGGTCCTGGCGATTGGCCAAGTGGCGTCGAACGCTGCGACAAACATCGCAAACCAGACACTGGAGCAGGCCGCGCAACAGGCCGCGGCTGGTGTACAGGCCGCGCAGCAGATCGCACAGAACGTCGTGAATACCGTTGCAAACGGCACGAATCAGGACGCTGGCGCACTCACTGGCAACGAGATCACACCAGTAACGCGCGGTGCCGGACTTCTTCAGACGACTGTCACAAAAATCGCGCAGTTCGTCCTCGCTCCATTCACAAACGCGAATGCGACGGACGCCGGCGCCGTCACCGGCGCAGAAGTCCTGCCGCTGTCTCGCGGCGCTGGCCTGTTGCAGACGTCGCTCACGAAGATCGCGCAGTGGGTCATCCAGACGTATCAGGGATTCAAGCAGAGCGCTACGAATGCTATCTGGCGCACCCTGCAAGATAAAAGTAGCGACATTCTTTCGACGAATGACTTTCCTACCGTTCAGGATGCAGTGAATGCGGCCGTCTCGTCAGGCAAGATGCTCATGCTTGAACCCAATCTTTCGATTCCGCAGATCACCGTATCGGGCACGCTACGGATGAGGGCGAACGGTAAGGTAACCTGCACTTACGATGGCACGAGTGGACCGTGGATCACCATTACCAGCAGCGCAAACAGTTCGTATATCGAGTTCGCCGAAATAGATTTCAATGCGAATGCCGTGGTGGGTATTGCAATTGCCGCGAGCTACAGCACCGTGATCGTCCGAGATGCCCATAACATGGTTGGCAAGTCGAATACGACCAACGGATTTCAGGGCGTCGTATCGTCAACAGGAACGAGTAACGTTATCGATGTGACGGGCCGGGATATCCTTGTCGGCACGTCCGTGCAGGGTTCTATCCCACGACTCGTGACGACAGACGGAGGATCAAAGAGCAACACGGTCAGGGTTAAGGGCTATAACTGCTGGGTCGGCTGGCTCGATAATGGAACGGACAACACCGCAGATTACGTTCTCTGCGATTCGTTCTCTGCGGACGGGGTTTATAACCTGACTGCATCCAAGAACATGAAGTGCAATTTCCTTCAATACATTAACGGCATCGATCAGCCGTTTGTTCTTGAGGGCGTGAATCCTTACATTGGTACAGCCGTTTATGACGGGTGGGGCTTCCCTGGGCTTCAGGGCTGCGTTAATGCAGCAATCGGACGCATTCACCTTCTGCCCTCCCCCGACGGCGCGCCGAGCAAGCCGGTCCTGTGTTCTCGTGCTGGAAACACCACAGCGGACATTCGCATCGGCAGGATTACCGGGTCGCTCACGGTAGGACTGTCAACCAATGGGGGTGCGCTGTTTCAGTTCCTGGTGGGCAGTGTCAATTACACCATCACCGATGGTATTGACCTGAATGTAGCGTATTCGCCTGCGTCGACTGCAACCAACTTCGTAACGCATGCTGCAGGGACCAACGTCGAAATCGGTGATGTACGTATCCGGTTTGATGATAGTGCTGCCACGCCGGGATCGGCGCTAGCATGGCAACTGCCCAGCGGTGCAAACGTTCGCATCCGTAAATGGGACCTTGACCCGAAATCGTATAACTACATCACTGTCAGCAACATCAATTTGCCCGCAGTTATGTTGCCGCCGGGTCAGGAGATTTCGACCAGCATCATCGCGAATCCATCGACAAGCTTCCCCGCGGGTCGCATCTATTTTGGCACCGCTGCGCCTACTTCCGGCACATGGAATCGGGGCGACACCGTATTCAACAAGTTCGGCTCTCAAGGCACTGCTACGGGTTGGCGATGCGTAGCTAGCGGCACCCCCGGAACATGGAAAATCATGGGCCAGAACGGCGTCGCATCAGGTGCCACTGCCTCGCGGCCTACGGCGGCGACGATGGGTGTTGCGAATGCAACGGATTGGGCCGGAACGAAGTACTTCGACACGACGCTCGTTGCGGCAGGCAAGCCGGTTTCGTGGACTGGCGCGGCATGGGTAGACGGAACTGGCACAACGGTGTAGTTCATCCATTACAGGGGGCAAAAAGCAGTCGGACGATCAACTCAGCCAGTTGATCGCGTACGTCCACCTCGAATTGTCCCCGCGCCCCTACCATCGTCCACAACTGTAAGAACCGGCTTTTCCGCGCCCTCGGTTACGGGCGCCGGTCCTCACGGTCTTTCAATCCGCAACCAACGCGATACGTGGAGAGGCAAAGGTAATGGACGGCATCGAGATCGACCTGAACAACATCCCCGAAGACCCGACTGAAGCGCTGAAGCTGCTCGAACAGATCGAGCGCGGTGGCGAACCGGTCGCAGCGGCACCCGCCGCGGCAGCGCCGCAACCTGCAGCGCCCGCAGCGCAACCCGTTGTCGTGGAACCCCAGGCCGCATCCGTGCCGGTGAAGGAAACGCAGACCCCGACTGAGACGGCCGAGGCAGAAGCGGCAGGCGTAGCTACCAAAGATGGCAAGCACGTCATTCCGTATTCGGTCCTGCAAAGCGAGCGCGAGCAGAAGGTGCGCGCGAACACGCTGCTGCAGGAAATGACGCAACGCGTCACCGCGCTCGAACAGTCGCTACAGGCAGCAGCAAAAGGGGCGAACACTGGCGCCGCGCCCCGCGCCGCTGAAGCCGTAGCTGCGGATGCACCCGCCATGTCGGATGCTGATCTGGAGGCACTGAAGGAAGATTTCCCGACCGTGTACAAGGCGCTCAAGGCAACGATGGCTCACGCCGCGTCGCTCGAAGCCCAGGTGCGCGAGCAGGCGAACTTCCGGCAGGAAGTGGAAGGCGCGAGTCAACGCGACGTCGAAATGACGGTGCAGGAAGCGATCGACTCGGTGCCCAAGCTTGCGCACATCCAGGCGGCTGACCCCGCGACATTCGCGCTCGCCCAGCAGTTCGACGACACGCTGAAGAACACCCCGGCATGGGCCAGCAAGCCGATGCAGGAGCGCTTCGCGAAGGTCATCGAAATGGTGGAAGCGGCCAACGGTGCAATCGACCTTCCCGGTGGCAAATCGACGCCCGAAGTCCCGGCCCCTAACGCAGAAGACCTGAAGAAGCAGGCGCAGGCCGCAGCGGCTGCGGCGGCGAAAGCCACCAAGACCAACGTGCCCACGTCGCTCTCAGAGTTTCCAGTCGGCAACCCTGCTGCGGAGACGGAAAGTCAGGCGCTCGAGAACATGACGCATGCGCAGCTTGCGGAAAAGCTCGGCCGTATGACCCCGGCGCAGCAGGAAGCCTATTTCGCCACACTTTAAATCGGACTCATAGACCATGTCGACCAGCATTCCAATTGGCTCGCCCCTCGCCCGCAAGGTGTATTCGGTGGGGCTCTTCACCCGCGTGCAGACCGCACCGGGCTTCATGAACCTGATCTCCGGCGAAATGCCGCAGGAAGGTTCGTTCGCCGCCAAAACCAAGGGCCAGACGTCGCCCGACTACCCGATCGTGAAGACGGGCGACCTCGCCAAGGGCGCGGGCGATTCGGTGTCCGTTGACCTGTTCAACGTGCTGCAGGGCAAGCCGACGATGGGCGACCGTCGCATCCAGGGCCGCATGATGCCGCTAACGGCATCGAGCATGGACGTGCACATCAACCAGATGCGCGGTGGTGCGGACGGCGGCGGCAAGATGTCGCAAAAGCGTACGGTCCACAATCTGCGCAACATCGCCATGGCAGGCCTGCAGGCGTGGATGACGCGCTGCGAAGACCAGATCGCACTCGTGCAGCTCGGCGGCGCCCGCGGCTCGCAAAGCACCACCGACTGGGTGCTGCCGTTCCAGTCCGACTCGGACTTCAACGACATCGTCGTGAACCCGGTGCTCGCGCCGACGAAAAACCGCTACTTCGCCGCCGGTGGCGCAGGCGACCCGTCGCAGATCGGCACGGCCAACGCGCTCACGCTGCAGGACGTCGATGCGATCGTCGCGCAGTTGCGTGAAACGCCGGTGCCGTTGCAGTCGGTGAAGATCAAGGGCGACGACAAGGCGTGGAACGATCCGCTGTGGGTCATGTTCGTGACCGAGCGTCAATGGCTGTACATGCAGTCGCGCAGCGGTAACACGACGTGGCGCCAGGCGGTACAGAACGCGTTCGAGCGTAAGGCCGCGAACGGCTCGACCAAGCACCCGCTGTTCGATGCGTACGAAACGATCATGTGGAACGGCGTGCTGATCAAGCGCCTGAACCGCTACGCGATCCGCTTCAATGCGGGCGATAGCGTGATCATCGACACGGGCGGCGCTGACGGCCAGACGTACACGGAATCGACCGTGCAGACGACCCAGCCGGTCGACCGCGCGATCATCCTGGGTGCGCAGGCGCTCGCGAAGGCGTACGGCAAGTCGAACAGCGACTACTTCTACGACTGGTCCGAAGAAGAAGTCGACCACAAGAACAGCGTCGAGCTGGTGGCGGGCGCGATGAACGGTACGGCGAAGATCCGCTTCAAGATCGACGGCGCCGATACCGACTTCGGCGTCGCGGTGGTGGACTCGTACGCACCGGCGGCGAACTCCGCAGCCGGCCGCACGCTGCTCAACTCGTAATCTCGAAATCAAGTTTCACTTACCTTCATTCGTGAGGGTGAGTGAAACTCTCAGGAGAAGTCCATGACTATCTACGTTGCAAACCAGTTCCTCAAGCCGGCCTATTCCGGCGATGACGCGTATGCCATTGCGCACGGCTCGTATGTGCTCGCGGCTGCGCAGATCGGTGACAAGGTGCGGCTGCGCACGCTGTATGCCGGCTCGTTCGTGACCGAAGCGAAGCTGATCAATGCGGCGCTCGGCGCCAGCACGACCGTCTCGCTCGGCTTCGAATACACCGACGGCTCGGATACGACGGCTGATGACGCTGCGCTCATCCCGGCCACGTCGACCGCCTCGGCCGCTGTCACCCGCATGCCGGGCGCCCCGGTCAAGCTGCTCAAGGACGCCTATCTGGTCGCGGTGATCGGCGGTGCAGCGGCCACCGGCCAGATCGATGCGGTGGTCGGGTTCGAACCCACGGGCACCCTGTAACAGGGGCGAACGCAACGCACGCGTTGAACAGAAACGGGGCGGCCGCGTGCCGTCCCGTTTTCACTTGATCACCTGAGGAACATCATGATCGAACTTCGCTATATCGGACGCAAGCCGTGGGCCGTTGACCCGGTCGGTGGCTCGTCCGCGATCTGGGACGGCAACGGCGACGTGCAGGCGGTGTCGCTGAAGGCCGCGCGCAAGATCCTGAAGCACCCCGACGAATGGGAACTCGCGAACCCCGAGGACGCACCGCGCCTCGAGGTGAACACCACGCACGTGACGACCGACGAGAACGGCACGCTCACCGAAGTGGACGACGCCGATCTGAAGAAGCCGTTCGAGAAGATGACGCGCGCCGAACTGAAGGTCTACGCGAAGATCACGTTTGACCGCGATATCCCGGCGACCATGTCCAAGTCGAACATGATCGACACGCTCGAAGAGTTCGAGCGCGATCTGAACCGCGTCAACACCATGACGCCGGATCTGGACGAAACGCCGAAGGTGGATGCGCCTGAAGCGCCGCCGGTGGTTGAAACGCCGGTCAACGACCCGACGATCGCCCTGCAATGACGACCTGCCAGAACGTGGTCGACCGCGCGCGCGTGCCGCTGAACGACACGGACAAGACGCGCTATCCGGATGCGGACCTGCTCAGTTACCTGTGCGACGGCGTGGCCGAAGCGTATGCGCTGCGCCCCGACCTGCGTTTTGGCAGCTTCAAGACGGCCGCCGTCACATTGTTCGCGATCACCGATACTTTTCCCCTGGCGGCGCAGCATGAAGTCGCGCTGCAGCACTACATCGTGTACCGCGCCGAGACGCGCGATGACGAGAACGTGAATGCCAACCGCGAGCAGAAGAGTTTCCAGATGTTCGAGCGAGGAATTCTGAAGACATGACCGGCGCAACCCGTCCGACTCCGTCACCTGAAGTGCGCGCGATGCTCAACGAGTTCGCGCGCATCAATCGCGAGAAGTACGGCGAGAACTGGAAAGAGATCGTCGCGAAAGAGATGGCGGAACGCACCGCGCCGGTGCTGTCGGCATTGCTCAAGTTGCGGAAGAAACCTGAATGAGCCAGACGAAATTCGAGGATCTGTACGACGAGGTGATGCCCGAGTTGCCGGGCGCCCCGCTGCCGATGGTCTACAACGCGATCCGCAACTCGGTGATCGCCTTCTGCAACGGCTCGGATATCTGGCGCGCCTGGCTCGACCCGATCGACGTGGTCGCGGGCCAGAACACCTACGACATCGTGACCGACGCCGGTACCGATCTCGTCACGCTGTTGTCGCTGAAGTTCGACGGGCGAACACTCACCGCCCGCAATGAAGACGCGCTCGACGCGTGGCACTCGTGCTGGCGCACTGAGCTGCGCGAACCGCGGCATTACATGCAGCAGGATCAGGACAGCGTGATTCTCGCATGTGTGCCGCCGTGCTCGCTCACGGGCGGCCTGCTGCTCTCCGTTTCCCTGCAACCCGAGCGCACCGCAAAGACGTTCCCCGGCTGGATCTACAGCCAGTACTGGGAAGGCATTACCGCGGGTGCGAAGTCGCGCATGCTCATGATGCCGGGCAAGCCGTGGAGCAATCCACAGATGGGCCTCATGTACGGGCAGAAGTTCGACGCGGAGACGGCGGGCGCGCGCGCCGATGCGTCACGCTCGCTCGTGCGCTCCCGCGCGGTATCGCGCTCGCAACACTGACCGGACCGCTTTCATGTCGAACACCTCGACCTATCTGCAGACCGCGCGCCTGAATCAGGCGCTGCGCGGCATCGTGTTTGTCCCGCCAACGAACACCTATCTGGCGCTCTTCACCGCAGACCCGACCGACGCGGCGAACCTCGGCGTTGAGCTCGTGGACGCCGGTTATGCGCGCCTCGCGCTCGGTACGGCCACCGGCTGGGGCGCACCGGCTGCTGCATCGGGCAGTGGCATGCAGTCGGCCAACCTGAACCAGTTGACCTTCGGTGCGGTGCAGACCGCGCCGGTCACGATCACGCACTTCGCGGTGATGGACGCGGCAAGCGCCGGCAACATGCTCTATCACGGCCCGCTCGCGCAGGCGAAGGTCATGCAGGTCAGCGACGTGCTGCAGGTCGCCGCCGGCCAGATCGTGATCGTTGAGGCCTGACGTGATCGTTCAGGCGTCCGCCGCCCTGCACGGGACCGCGCGTGTTACGGCTCGTGCCAACCAGGTCATGCACGGTGCTGCCGCGCCGCGCACCGCGCCGCGCGCGAGTGCTGCACCGATCGTGCTGCGCCGTGCGGCCGCGGCCGTGCGCACCGCGCCGCTCGCGCTCGCCACCGCACTGATCAACGGCAATACGCCCGTACCCGACGAACGCGCCATGACGCGCCCCTATGTGAACCGCGCAATGCTGCGCCCTTCTGTCGATCGCACGATGGTGCGACCGGCTTCGGAGTGATCCATGACAATGCTGGCCCGCTATGGCATGGCGCCCACCGAGGAAACGCCGTTCACGATCGACTATAGCGCCGACCTCGACACCGGCGACGCACTCAACGCGACGCGCGCGACGGTCACCGGACCCGACACGGCGCTCACCGTCGTCTATGCGGTGTACACCGAGAACGGCACGAACCATTTCAGCAAGGTCATGCTTGCGGCCAGTTCGGCGGCGCTCGTGGGCAGCGCATACACCGTGACGGTCACGACGAACACGGTCGCTGGCCGCCAGATGGTCGACACGTTCACCGTGAAAATCCGGGCGGCCTGACATGAGCCAGCCGATGCGCATGAACACGTTTTCGGGGATCGTGCCGAAACTGCCGGCGACGCTTCTGCCGGGCGACGCCGCGACCGTCGCGCAGAACTGCGACTTCGGTTACGGCGAGCTGCGCAACACAAACGATGGCGTGCAACTCTCGACGCTCTCGAACGCCGCGCAGAGCATCTACACCGAAGACGGGCTGCTGTTCTTCTCATGGCCGAGCGATGTCAATGCGGCCCGCTCGCCGATCGCGGCGGACCCGTATAACCGGCTCTACTATTCGAACGGATCGGACTTCCGCGTCGCCTCGCGCGACCTGATGACGACGACTGGTGGCGTACCCGCGGCGAGCTATCGTGTCGGCGTGCCGCGCCCCACCGTCGCGCCGGTGCTCGCGGCCACGCCCGCGCCGGACCCGACCACCGGCACGACCTTCACGGCACAGTTCTTCTATGAGTCCGGCGGCGTCAAGTATCAGGAGCAGGCCGTAACCCTCACGCAGGTCACGGTCGGCAAGGAATGGACGTTCCCACTGCCGTCGGCGCAAAGCAGTACGCCCGCCGGCGCGAATCCGCAGATTGAACTGACCGGCAAGAACAGCGGCGGCACGACGACGTTCGATATCTACACGCAGACGTCGACGTTCACCGGCACGAGCGCCAACGCCGCCGACTGGACGCTCTCGCTCACTGCGCCGACGTCGGGCAACACGTACACGCTCGACCTCACGGCGTCGGCGCAACAGGGCGCAAACCAGCAGACCGTTGCGTTCTGCTACACGTACGTGAACCTGTACGGCGAAGAGGGGCCGCCGTCCGATCCGACGCTCGTCACGCACGAGATCGGCCTCGAGATCGACGTGACGGTGAAGCTCGACACGTTCAGCGCCGACTACTGCCCGATCAGTTCGATCCGCATCTACAAGACGCCCGAGGGATCGAGCGTCGCGAACTACTTCTATTCCGGCTCGGTGCCGATCCTCGCGCTTGGCGGCGGCCCGACATGGGTATTCCAGGACACCACGCCGTCGTCGTCGCTCGCCGAGCAGCTTGCCTCCACCGGCTACTACGCACCGCCCGCGAACCTCGTGGGCGTCATGGCGTTGCCGAACGGGATCCTCGCCGGCTGGGTCGATAACGCGCTCTATTTCTGCGTCGCCTACAAGCCGTGGGCGTGGAATCCGGCGTTTGAGCTGACCTTCCCGAACCGGATTGTCGGGGCGATGCCGATGGGTTCGGGCATGGTGCTGAACACCACCGCCCAGCCGTACGTGGTATCGGGCACGACGCCTGACGCGATGACTGCGGCGCCGCTCAACATCAGCCAGGCCGGTATCTCGAAGTGGGCGATCGCGAACGTGAACGGTCAGGTCATGTATGCGTCGCACGAGGGTATTGTCGTCGTCGTGGGCGTGATGGGCTCGCTCGCCTACTCTGACCGCTTCTTCACGCGCGACGTCTGGAAGACGAAGTTCGGCGCGGGCTTTGCGACCATGCGCTTTGCGAACTGGGACGGCCGCCTGGTCGTCTACTCGACGAACAACGCCTTCACGCCGTTCATGCTGCGCTTTGACGAGACGGGCGGCACGATGACGGAGTTGCCGAACTTCGCGCCCGCCTGCACGTTCATCTCGCCCATCACCGATGGTCTGTACTACGTGATCGGCACGAACGCCTACCAGTTCAACGGCGGCAACCCGCTGACGGCGAACTGGATGTCACGCGAGGCGGTGCTGCCCGGCACGGCGAACTTCGGCGTCGCGCAGGTGATCGCAACCGGCACGTGGACGGTTTCGCTGTACACGGTCGACGACGACCCCGCGACCGGCAATATGGTCACGACGCTGCGCTATCAGCGCACAGTCACCGGCAGCAAGAACTTCAAGCTGCCGAGCGGGTTCCGCTCACGGCGCTTTCAGCTTGGCGTGTCGGGCACCGGCCGTTTTCAGGAATTCCGCATGGCTGACACGTTCCGCACACTGGCGGTGATCTGATGCCCGCAGCCATCACGCAGACCTCGGCACCGGTCCCCGGCATCACGCAGCAGGCGCTCGACGCGATCACCGACCCGAACGTGCGCACGGTGCTGCAGCAGATGGTCACCGGCTGGCAGGTCCGTAACGGCGCTGCGGGCGACGGCTCGAACGCGTTCGTCACGCGCGGCGACCTTGGCATGTCGGGCGGTGGCGGCATCGGCTCGGTGGGCTTCTCTGCCGGTGCGACGATCGGCAACACGGCCTTTCTGCAGCCGGGCGTCATTACGTCGCTGGTGAATGCGGTCGAAGCATCGATCATGGCGTCCGCCTTCTTCCAGTCGCTCGGCACGTCGTTTGATGCGCCGTCGGGCATCACGAAGAAGCAGACCATCCTCTCGAACAGCGTCGGTCAACTGTCGAGCCAGGTGACGACACTCGGCTCGTCAGTCGGCACGCTCTCAGCCGGCCTCACGCAGGAATCGACCACGCGCGCGAATGCTGACGGCCAGCTCGGCGCGCAGTGGTCCGTCAAGACCGACGTCAACGGCTATATCGCGGGCTTCGGTCTCGCGTCGACGGCGAACAACTCGACGCCGGTCTCCGCGTTCATCGTGCGCGCCGACGAGTTTGCAATCGGCAGTCCGAGCGGGCCGGGCATCTCGCCGCAGGTGCCGTTCACGGTGTTCACGACGCCGCAGACGATTGGCGGCCAGCTGGTGCCCGCTGGCGTCTACATCACGCGCGCGTTCATCGCAAACGGGATGATCGACACCGCAGCGATCGCCAACGCGGCGATCACGCAGGCGCAGATTGCGAGCGCGGCGATCGGCTCGGCGCAGATCCAGAATGCCGCGATCCAGAATGCCCACATCGGCTATGCGGCGGTCGACACGCTGCGCGTCGCGGGCCACGCGATCACCGCGCAATCGTCATGGTCCGCGCTCGGGATGGGTGCGTCGGTGAACTATGTCGCCAGTGGCGGCAACCTGATGATTCTCGCCGAGACGCTCACCGGGGCTGAGCCTGACGGCGTCGGCGGCTATCTGAGCGCGACCATTCAGGTCACGATATCAGCGCCAGGCAGCCCAAATCAGACAATCTGGCTTATCGCGACGAACGCGACGACATCCGGCTTCGTTCAGTTCTACAACGTGAGCGGCAATGTCACGATCAGCGTGACGGGCCAGTTCTCGGACGGCGTGACCACAGGTCTTCACGTCGACAACCTGATTATTTTCGAGTCCCTCCGATGAGTGATGTTCAGGACGGAATGACCAGCGCTCAGCCCGCGCCGCTTGATTACACGATGACCGAGTATGTGGCGGCGAACGCCGCGGGGATGATCATGTGCGCCGGGCTCGTGCCACGCTACATTTACGACGTACAGATCGCACCCGCCGGAGGCTCGCTTGTGTTTGGCATTGGGCACCCGGCGACCGACTACGTCGAGAACGGCGCGATCGTCGCGCGCCCCGCGAACCCCGCCGTGCTGAACGGCACCGTGCTCACCGGCCTGCCCAACCCGTCGACGGTGACGATCAACGGCACGGCCTACACGGTCACCGACGGCGAGCTCGACATGACGTTTCCGAACGCGGGCACGTATGCGATCGCCGTCACGTCGCCCTTCCCCTACCTCGACGCGGCGTTCACGCACACGCAATGAAGATCATCCACTACGACGACCACGTGAAGGCGCGCGCCGCAGCCTATCCGGACATCGGCGACCAGCTCGACGCGATCTGGAAACTGTTCGAGCGCACGTACGGCGCGGGCGAGTTTCCGGTGCCGGCCGCGCAGGCGCTGCGCGAACAGATTGCCGACGTGAAGGCGCGCTTTCCGAAGAAGCCGCCTGACGTCGAATAGGGGCGCGCCCCCTATCCTTGTGCGTGGGTCATTGTCTCTACAGGCGCGCCGGTGAAGCACTTCCAGAAAATCGCAGAGGGTATCGACGTGTCGGGCATCAATGCCGAACTCGCGGCGAACCCGCACCTGTGGGACCAGCATCGTATCCGCAAGACGGCCGACGGCACGCCCCACTCGCGCATGTCCGATATATGGGTGCGCTACAACGACGTCGCGCCCTACGAGGCAAGCGGCGATTACCGTGGCTTTAACGACGCGCATATCCCGGTCTGGTATGAGGCATACGACGCCCTCCCGTCGCTGCGCCCGGTCATGTTCGGCCTGATGGCGCGCATGCATGGCGAAATGCTCGGCGGTGTGCTGATCACGCGCATCCCGCCCGGTGAAGGCATCGCCCGCCACACCGACAGCAGCTGGCACGTCGATTACTTCGAGAAGTTCTACCTGTCGCTTGAGAGCGCGCCGGGCGCGGACTTCTGCTGTGAGCATGACGGCGTGACCGAGCGGTTGAATCCGGCGCCGGGGGACATCTATCTCTTTGACAACCATAAGCCGCACTGGGTCGAGAATCAAAGCGAGCGCGACCGCGTAACGGCGATTATCTGCATCCGGCGGGCGCGCGCATGATCGAGATTGACCTCGGCATCGAACACCACTTTTCCGCAGGCGTCTACGCGAAGCGCATGTGCCTGCCCGCCGGGCACTACGCCGAGACGCACGAGCACGCGTACGACCACATGTCGATCCTCGCCTCGGGCGATGTCACCGTCGAGATCGATGGTGTGCAGACGCGCTACACCGGCGGCGCCGTCATCAATATCGCAGCCGGCAAGAAGCACCGCATCGAAGCGAAAACCGATTCTGTCTGGTTTTGCATCCATGCGACCGACGAAACCGACGTCGAGCACATCGACGAAGTCCTGATCAAGGGGAACTGACATGCCATGGGCAGCAGCCGGCGCGGTCGTCGCAGCGGGTATCTCCGCGGCGAGCCAGCCAGACACGAGCGGCATGAATAACGCCGCTGAAAACGCATCCAATGTTCAGGCTGGCATCGCCCAGGACCAGTGGAACGACTACAAGACGAACTTCCAGCCCCTCGAGGGCAAGTTCGTCAACGAGGCGACCAACTGGACGAGCCCGCAGAATTACGCGAAGGCCGCAGGCGACGCGGCAGCGACCGTCGACGCGCAGTACGGCGCGGCCAAGGATTCGCTCGCGCGCACGCCGGGACTCGACCCGTCGAGCGGCGCCTATCAGGCCGGCATGACGAATCTCGGCCTCTCTCAGGCGGCCACGAGCGCGACTGCGCAGAACACTGCGCGCCAGAACGTGCAAAACCAGGGCATTGCGATGGAAGAGAACGCACTCAGCCTCGGCAAGGGCTTGCCCGCGAGTGCCTCGGCGTCGGCGGGCAGCGCGTCAGCGGGCCTCTCGAACCTGTCGAATTCGGTGTCGCGCCAGAACGCGAACAACGCGGCGGGCATCGGTAGCGCGGTGCAGTCGGTGGCGAATGGCGTGACAAGTTTCCAAGGCAGCAACCCGTCAAGCGGGTACAACTTTTCGACCGGTTTCTCGATGCCAGACGAATCCTATGGCGTTAGCGCGGGCGGCCTTGGTGGCGTCGGTTATACCGTCCCAACCTATACACCTTGATCAGGAACGGGCATGAGCGGACTTTCGACCATCATCAATTCAACGGCCGGCGCGATCAACGGCTTTCGCGACCAGCAGTATCAGCAGAACCAGCAGGACTATCTGCAGGCCGTGCGCGCGAATGACGAGCTGAAGATGCAGGCGGCCCAGCAGACCTACCAGCCGCAGGCACAGGCACAGGTCGCGGCCGCCGGCCTGTCGCAGGCGCAGGCAAATAGCGCGACCTCGCTCGTGCCAGCGCAGACGAACCTCGCATCAACGAACCTGGGCACCGCGCAGTCTGCCGCGAGCGCCGCGCAGGCTCGTCAGCCCGTGCTCAACGATACCGCCGACAATCAGGCTGCCGTGCAGCAGGGTTTCAGCAGCGCACAGCACGACATGCTGCCGATGACGCTTGCCGACTTCAAGGCAAAGGGCGTGCTCGAGGACCAGACGCAGCACGTCGCAGCGTTCAATGGCCTGTACAACTCGATGATGGCGGGCGCTGACTCCGCAAAGCAGTACGTCCAGAAGATGGCGGACGCGGGCTTCTACCTGCCGGGCAAACAGATCGGCCAGGTCGGCCTGTCGCAGGACGGGCAGAACTTCGTGATTCAGGATCCGCAGGGCAACATGCTCACGCAGTTTCCCGTCTCTGCGATCCAGCAGGCGCACGCGCTGTCGGTTCCGACCGAATGGCACGCCGTCGGCGACACGCTCATGGGCACGCAGGGCGGCCGCGTCACGGCCACGCAATCGGCACCGCAGTTCAAGTCACTGCGCCCCGGCGAAACCGGCGTCATCCAGAACGGCAACAGCATCACCAACGCCACGCAGGCACCGGTGCCGCCCGAACTCGTCAACCAGCATAGCGGCGTGACGGTCAACACCGCGCAGTGGCTCATGAAGAACATCCCCGGCATCAAGCCGCAGGACGCGTTCAACATGGCCAAGCAGGCAAACACGATGTCGCGCGAGCAGTTCGTCTCGACCATTCTCGGCAATCCGATGCTCAACACGGACATGCGCAACCCCGGTGCGCAGGCGCAGAAGTACGGCCAGATCTACGACGCGCTGCGGGCCCAGCAGAGCGTTCCCGGCCTGTCCAATGCCCCGGCATCGAATACGTCTGGCAACTCGATAATCGATTCGCTCATTGGTGGCGGGGCTGCGAACAACCCCACCACCACCATCGACAATCCTTATTACCAGCCGGATCAATAAATGGAACTGAACCAGGACTTTTCAGGCTTATTCAACTCGAACAGTTCTGGTGCAGGGCAAAAGCCCAACGCAGCGCCCGCCACGCCGAGCGCTGCGCCTTCCGGCCTGACGCAGGACTTCAGCAGCGTCTTTGCACCCCAGCAGCAACCGCAGACCACCAACCCCGCGAACACCGCGAAGCTCGACGACGTGCTCGCGTCCGAAGGTGCGACCGCACTCAAGCCGCTCGTGTCGGCGTTCTATGGTCAGGAGACCAGCGGCGGTGCGAACGTGCACACGAGCACCGACGGCGCGCAAGGCCCGATGCAGATCATGGCCGCGACTGGCGCACCGTACCTGAAGCCGGGCGAGAACCTGCAGACGAACGGCCTCGCGGTCGGCACGCGCATTCTGGCCGACTATGCGAAGCGCTACGACGGCGACCCCGCGAAGATCGCCGTCGCGTATTTCTCCGGCCCCGGCAACGTCGCATCGAGCGGCCCGACGCCGTGGAAGCAGGACAAGGCCGACGGCAACGGCACGACCGTCTCGCAGTATGTGAAAGGTATCCTGACGAAGCTCGGCAGCGCTGCGCCCGTGCAGCCAGCGGCCGCCGCGCCGGCGACGCAGGCTGCGCCCCAACCCGCCGCGCCCGATCTGTCGCAGGCGCCGAAGTGGTCGGATGTGGTTGCGAACCCGCAATTCCAGAAACTCGACCCCGCCACCCAGCAGCAGACCGCTGACGCCTACTTCGCGAAGTGGATCGTACCGAACACGCCTGCCGAACAGTTGCCCGCCGCACAGGCTGAATGGGCGCAGAAGAGTGCCGACGCGATCAAGCAGGCGGCGCCGCCGTCGCTGCTCTCGCGCATCGGCCACGGTATCGAATCGGCCGCCTCGTCGCTCGTGAATAGCGGCTTCGCCACCGACGGCATGACGCCCGATAATCCGGCCGCGCCGAATGCCGCGATCGCTCAGCCGCCGCAACAGCCGAACACGGCCGGTGTGCTCGGCCAGAACAACACGCCCGTCGCTGTCGCTGCCGCACAGAAGAACCTGCCGCCGCTGCCCACGATGGCCACGCCCGCGATGCAGCAGCAGGTCTTCCAGCAGTTCGACGCCGCGAGCCCCGATCAGCGCCAGCAGATGATGCAGCAGCCGGGCGTGGCCGGGCAACTCGCGCAGTATCGCGCGGCGCAGTATCAGAACAACATGAACCCGGCCTCGTCCGACATCGGCACGAGCGTCGAGGATCGCGCGCAGCGCCTCATGAATGCCGGTGTCGATCCGTCCGTGGCACGCGCGCAGGCACAGCGCGACGCCGCGAGCGGCGCGCAGACGATGATCCCCGGCGACATGAAGGCGACCGACTTCGACTTCGATACTGCGGCGCGCTATCGCAACGCGAACCCGTTCGTGCGCGGCGCGGTGCAGGGTGTCGCCGGTTCCGCACAGTCGCTCGTCGGCATCGGCCGCTTCGTCACCGACATGACGGGCGCCGGTAACAGCAACGTCGCGGACTGGCTCGGCAACGCGTCGAAGAACGTCAAGGCAACATCGGACGCTATCGGCCAGAGCGCCAACCCGCTCACGCGCAATCTCGAAGCAGCGACTTCCGGCGTCGTGCAGATCGTGCCGGCGATGCTCGGCGCGGCCGCCGTGCCTGAAGCCGCCGCGCTGCCGATTGCGCAGTTCGGCCTGCAGACGTTCGGCCAGCAATATGACGAGGGGCGCAGCGCCGGTCAGGATCCCGCGCAGGCCTCGTTGCGCTCGGGCATGATGGCCGCCTTCGCGATGCTTGGCCACGCGGCCGGCATCGGCCCGCAGATCGAAGCGATCCAGAAGTCGTTCGCGGGTGCGGCGACCAACGACATCGCTGGCTCGATCTGGAAGGCCGCCATGCGCGACCTGCCGAGCACGCAGGCGATGGCGCTTGGCAACTTCGTGACCGACAAGCTGCCGGGTGGCATCGGCCTCGCACCGCAGGCAAAGTTCTCCGACTGGTTGAGCCAGGCCGGCGACATGTTCGTGCAGACGGCCATGATGAACGGCATGCTCGGCGGCGCCGAAATCGGCGGCTCGCCGCTCGCGCGCACGCTGCGCGGCGAAGTCACGCCGGCGTTCGACGCGTCGAGCAACACGATCAGCGACAAGAACGGCAATTACTGGAACGTCGCGCCCAACACGCTGGCCGCCCCCGCGCTCGGCGCGCCGGGCACGAGCGCCAATGCGCCACACGCGTCACAGGTGGCCGCCGACGCCGCGGTGCGCGAGATCGCCGCGACGCACGGCATGGATGCGTCTGCCCTGATTCCTGAACCGACGCCGGTGCCGCAACCGGCCGCCGCGCCGGTCGCTGAAGCACAACCGCAGATCACGCCGCAACCGGGCCAGCCGCTCGTGTGGCGCAACGCCGACACCGACATTCCGGTCGTGTATCGCGGCGTCGCGCCGGATCGCGGCCCCGATGGCCGTCTCTATGCGCAGGTCGAGCACAACGGCACGCAGTCGTTCGTGCCGTTTGACGAACTGGCGCCGGCAAGCGCAGGCGAGCCCGTGCCCACGATGCAAGCATCGCCGGTTGAAACTCCCGCCGCGAAAGCCTCGCAGGCTCCGGCGGGTGCGGACCAGACGCAGCAGATCATGGAGTTTGCCGCGCAGCGCCGCGATGCGCTGCAGGCGAAACAGAACGGCTCGCTCACGCCGACCCTGACGCCCGAAGGTCATGAGGATGTCGAGCAGCCCGCGCAGGCACTCACGCCGACCGAGCGCGCGGAATGGGACGTGCTGACGAAGCACGCCAACGATCCGGCCACGATCGCCCGCTTCTATGGTCTGCACGACGATGAACCGGCGCCCGCCGGCGAGCCTGCCGCGCCGACGCCGGAACAGGTTGATGCTGCCGCGCATACCGCTGCGACCTCGCCGAAGAACGACCTGCCCGAGCCGACGCAGGCACAGAAGGAAGCGGGCAACTATCAGAAGGGTCACATCGACATTCACGGCCTCGATGTGTCGATCGAGAATCCGCAGGGCTCGACGCGCAGCGGCACGGATGCCGACGGCGTCGTGTGGACGAACACGCTGCAGGATCACTACGGCTATATCCGTCGCACGGTCGGCGCCGACGAAGAGCATATCGATACGTTTATCGGCCAGAACCCGGCAAGTCGCAAGGTGTTCATCGTCGACCAGAACGACCCGAATACCGGCAAGTTCGACGAGCACAAGGTGATGCTCGGCTATGACTCGATGGCCGAAGCGGACGCCGCGTATCACCGCAACTACGAATCCGGCTGGGACGGCCGCGCCGCGATCAGTGAACTGCCGATCGGCATGTTCAAAGAATGGCTTGAGAACGGCGATACGAAGTCGCCGTTTGCGAAAGGCGTCGCGACTGTGCCGCGCGCGGCTGGCCCGAAGCCGAAGACCGAGAAGGAAGCGAAGGCGCAGCGCGAAGCGGCGCAACCGGTTCCCGCAACACCCCCCAAAACCGAACGCGAGGCGCGAGCCCGCAAACAGGAGAAAGCAGATGGCACAACCCAAGCACAAGATGGCGCAGGCCCACGCGAAGCACAAGCAGAAAGGGCCGATCGGCCTGTCGCAGGCACCGAAAGCGCCGTTGATCGTGCCGCCCCCGCAACCGGGCCAGAACGCGGTACCGGCGGGAGCAGCGCCGGCGACGCCGCTCGCACCGGGGGTCGGGTACAACCCGGCGCAGCAGGATCCGGGCGCGACGCCGTCGCCGGGGATGTAAAGCCGAAGACGGAAGTCGAAGCCCGCAAGGCTCGCGTCGAACGCCTGGTCGGCAAGGTCGGCGATATCGTGCGTGCGTCGACCGACTTCGACTATGTGAAGGGCGGCAAGCCGATGCGCATCGAGCGTATCGAGAAGAACGGCGCCGTGCGTTTCGTCGATCCGGAGAGCGGCAGCGGCACGACCGTGACGCACGGCACGATGGATTCGGCATTGCGCAAGGTGACGTTCGAGAAGGTTGAGCAGCCGAAAGCCGAGACGCTCGACGAGCGCCGCGCGCGCGTGACCGCCGAGATGGACAAGATCACGGCCAGCGCCGAAGCCCGCAAACAGTCGGGCGACGCTGAAGGTCTGCCCGTGCCGTCTGGCTACGATCATGGATTCCGCGAGTCGGTGCTTGACTGGATGACGGAAGCCGAGCGCGACCGTTTTCATGCACTGAAGCTCGAACTGCCGAGTCCGGGCGAGGAAGCTGGCGCTGCGCGCGAACGCATCGCGGCGACGGTGGCGGCACGCAAGGAAGCGAAGCCGGTTGTCGCAGAGCCGCCGCGTGATGCCAACGGCAATGTCGAGCAGCGCCAGAAACTTACCGGCGACGAGCGCTTCCAGTACGGTCACCCGACGGAAACAAGCCCGAATGCGCCGAAAGGTATCGACGCGGCGAAGCGCAAGGTCGTCGACTACATGAACGGCGACACGACACGCACGGAACTGATGCGGCACCTCGCCGATTCCGGTCTGCCGTACGGGGTCAAGGCTTCGATCACCCAGCGCATGCAGGGCGACGGCCCGTCGATCGGCGAACTCGATGCGATGGAGAACGGCACGTTCAAGGGGGCCAAGCCCCTCGACCACGGCGAACTGAACGTACCGCTCGCCAAGCGCGGCAACATCGACGCGCAGATCGACCGGTACAAGGCCGAACAGGCAAAGGTCGAAAAGACCGAACGCAAAGCCCGCTCTGCCGAGTTCAAGGCGGACAAGGCGCGCGCGAAGGAACTGTTCGCGCAACACGGCCAGGAACTGATCGACCAGCACGGCGCGAAGTACGATCCGAAAGAGTTGCGCGCCACGCTCGACAGCATGGTCAAGTGGGAGCCGAAGAAGTTCATCGCGCTCGCGGAGAAGTTCCAGAAGGAACAGGCAGAGAGCGTGCCGCCCGTCACCGTCGAACCCCAACCGAAGCCGCGCACCGAAGCACAGGTCGCCGCCGCGAAGAAGCGCGCACGCGAACAGAACACGGTCGATCCGTCGAAAGACAGCCTGATCACGGCGATCGCCAAACTCGGCGGCATCAACAAGGATCAGGTGATGCGCCAGTGGGGCTATGGTGCGAACGACCTGAAGGGTTATCGCGTCGGCATCAAGCCGGTGACCACGAAGAACGGTCTGACGATCGAGCGCATGGGCGAAGCGCTGCACGAGCTCGGTTACCTGCAAAGCGACGAACACGGCCGGTACGATAACCGCGAGCTCGAGGAACACTTTTCGAACGGGCTTGGCGGCTCGCACCACTTCACGCCAGAAGGTTTCGCGACGCATGCCGCGGCAGAAGCGCAGACCGAATATGAGTTGCACCATCAAGGCCTGACCGGGCATGATGTCGAGGCAAGCGGTTTCGGCCAATTGCCGGAAGAAGCACAACACCACGTTGAGGCATACCTTGACCAGTACCCCGAAATCAGTGAAGCCGAAGCCCAGTACTTCGGAACCCTTGCGAGCGTGGACGGAGCGCATGCTGGGCTCGAACCTGACGCCCACGCAGCAGACGCAGGCAACCGCAGTCATGGCGAAGCTGGCGCAAGCGCGAGCCGCGAAGAAGGCCCGTTCAGCCTGACAGGCGAGAGCGCCGACGAGGCGCGCGCCCGTATGACCCGCGAGGAAGCACAGCGCGCGGAAGAATCGCGCACCCAGCGCGAAGCGGACAAGAAAGCACAGATCGATGCGCAGCGCGACGACTTTGTGCTCACCGGCAGCGACCGCGACGCGGACCAGGCTGCTGCACGCGGCCAGAGTCCCCTCTTCGACCTCCACGACGCCTCCACCGACCATGCGCGGCTTGATGCCACGTTTGTCCGCGAGAGCGCCCTGTCGGCGAAGTCCGAACCAGACCGCACCTCTGCCCTCACAACGCTGCGCCGTTTGAGCCGCCGGCTTGAAGCGGGCGAGATCACCGACGCAGAATTCCGGCTCGGCGCGCAGAACCTGCTGACGAAGCTCGAAGACAAGCGCGAGGGCCAACTCGACCGCAAGGCAGACCGCGAGCGCGTGCGCGGCGATCTGTACATTCGCGAGCGCCTGCTGCGCGCCGAGCGCCAGGGCGACATCACGCGCGAGGGTTCACAGTTCGCGCAGTGGCTGCTCGACCAGAATCCGGCGATTGCCGACGATCTGGGCATTGGTGTGCGCGGCGCGAAGGACGGCGAAGGCAGCACGGCCGGCATGTACAACAGCATCAATCGGGTCGTCACGCTCATCAGCGGCAACACGAACGACGGCACGGCCGTGCATGAAATCCTGCACCACACCGAGCGCATGATGCCGGCTGACATCCGCTCGGCAATCTACCGGGCGTGGTCGCGCGACTGGCAGGATGCCTATAAGAAGGCGACGCCCGAACAGAAGCCGCTCTTTGCTGCGATGCTGCGCGCCGCGCTCGGCAGTCGCTCCGCATGGACCGAAGTCGCGAAGGGTTTCGCCGACGGCGTGCTGAAGTACGACGACCATTACAAGCTGGTCAACCCGTCGGAATACTGGGCGGTCAAGGCCACCGACCTGATGAAGTCGCGCTACGACGCGCAGGGCTGGATCGCGCGCGCGAAGCAGTGGCTCAAGGAAATGATCCAGAAGGTGCGCGACATCTTCGGTCTGTCGTCGGACGCGCCGATCATTCGCGGCATGGAGTCGGTACTCAAGGGCGAGGGAGAGTTCGCCGCCGACCACATGATGGCGGAGAAGGCGCCCGCCGAGGCACACGACCCCACCGACGAAGTCGCCCTGCACGCGATCTTTCACGATCTCGCGAAGACGCCGACCGAGCGCGCTGACGACTCGTACGAGCGGGCCCGCACGATCATCGACAAGTCGTTCGACACGAAAAGCTCGGCAAAGACCTTTAACTGGCTCGAAAAGACGTTCGCATCGCAGGTTCACAAGGCGATCAAGGATCCGGAGTTCGGGCGCGTGTTCAACAACATGCGCAAGATGATGAATCACACCGGGCTAGCCGCGACGCGCGCGGCGGACAAGGCGCCGATGATCGTGCCGCACTCGGACAACTTCCGGCAGAGCGTGAAGACGCTGTTCGCCGGCAAGCGCCAGTCGAAACAGGTGGCGCTCGCCGCGCGCGCGCTGCTCGACGGCACGCTCGCCGGCAACTCGGTGATCGAGGGCAAGGTGTGGGACGAGAGCCATCTGCGCAGCCAGTACGGCATGACCGACGAGGGCGTGGCCGCCTACAACCAGACGCGTGCCGCGGTCGACGCCTCGCTCGACGAAGTGTCGGCCGCCGAAGCGTGGAGCATGGTGCAGGGCTTTGTGCCGCCCGACATGCGCGAGCAGATCACCAATGACCCGACGA